CATTTGACCCATATTGTTGCTGTTGCGCCTGTTGTTTCATTTGCTCCAATTGAATATTTGCCTGTTGTAACCAATTCTGCTCTGCACTTAATCTGTTATTCCATTCATTCCATTGCTGCTGTTGCAATTGCGTTAATAAAGACCAGTTTGCAAGAACTTGGGGTTGCTGACTGTGATATTGTTGCATTTCTGCTTGGAATCTTTGTTTTCGCATTTCAAATTCTTGTATCATTGAGTTTAAATCCATTCCTATACTTTACAATTAATTTAACCACATCTTCAGGAATTCATTGCCATCTGCTGAACCTTCAGGATGCCATTGTGTCATTGTAATATTTTTATATAGAGCTGTCATTGTTTCACCTCTATATGAATTTATATGTATAACCCAACTTTGTTAGACTTTCTAGCAAAGGTGATATTCCTTTTCTTGGATAATAAAAATCAATTACGCCAACTTGCATCTCTATTCTAACATGACTAAATAGTGGGTCTGTAAGCCCATTGCAGGAGCGCTTGTCTTTGTCTAGGCCTGCACGTTAAATTGTGCGATCTGCAGTTCTTCTTGATGGCACCTGCATGACGTGTGAATGCCCTCCAACGCTTCTGTTGGACTTCGTCAAGCTCAGGAATGCGCCTGCCAAGATAATACCTACAATACCATTGAAACCACCCTTTGGTGTCGGGATTCTTGCTAGAAGAAAGTATATCATATTGTTTTCTTCTTGTTACTCTTTTAGGCGATGGAATCCATCCATATGCCCGCCATTCAGATAAAGGAAGACGGCTTTTAATCTTGAACATATTGATCTTCGGATCTGCTCCTTCGGGTCTTAATTTTTTGGCTTTTAATGCAGCTTCATACCATTGTCTTGGATACTCTGCAGTATCATCATTAAGGTATTTTCCTTCAAAGACACCTTTTACCAGCATTTCCGGTGGAGAAAGCTGAGGTCTAAATGTTCCTTCTGCAACTTTTCCATAGGGCTTTACCAGTTTATATGTTGTGCCTTTCGCCTTTATTGTGCGACCAGGTTTATAAAAAGAGATTGGCTTTGCCTTCCTCGTTTTATTGACCAATTCTGTTAAACGCATCCCTACTTTCGGCTACGATTTTTTCTTGATTTTGTTCTATTGCTCCTTTTGCTCCTTTTGCTCCTTTTGCTCCTTTCACTTCTACTGCTTCTAGAGAAGACAGAAGCCATTTCCCTTTTTTGAACGCTAAGACTGGAATTTCTTCTATTTTCAACTTCCATTCTGTTGGAGTTTCCGTTACGATCATTGAATGCATCAGAATATAATTCTCTTAAGACTTCTGGCTCAACATGAAAATTCTCATCACTAAACTCCATCTATACTATGTGAATATTTTTGCCTTTTTAAGGCTTGAAAATAAATCACACTTATAAATAAAGAATGTCTGCACCTACGCAAAATGATGGAGTAATCTATGTTAACTCCGCAAGGTGCTCGTCTTGGTTTTATTACCCGCGTTGATTATGGTCGTTCTGATTGGCAAGGACCTTCACAGATTGGTTATGCTTTTGACAATGGAAGTTATAAAATTGTTCCACGTGGTAGGCTCTGGACTGAATTCTTTAAAGTCTTTGATGCATCTCAACAGCGACGAATGAATGGAACTGCTGCAGGTCTTTTATCAAACCCAAGTAGAAAAAGAAAGAATCGCCGTCGTAAGTCAACTAGAAAGTCACGTCGTTAATCATGTAGAATTGTTGTGGCCTGTCTCTATAAGGCCTAAAAATTGAAAACAAACTTATTTTCTCTATAATTCAGAGTAAAAAAATGCGTGTATCTCCAGCTTACTATATGGATGCAAATCCTGCAAATACGTGTGATAGTTGTAAAGAAATTATTATTATTCTCATGGTCTTCTTGCAGATCAGTATTCTGTATATCATATATCCAGTAATTCTGATTGGTGCTCTAGCACTACTTTTAGGACTTATGCTTATTAATTTGTTTGGCGGCAACATACCTTTTATTGAAGAAATCAATCGTGCTTCATTCTGGGGGTCTCTTGCAATCTTAATCTATCTTGGATCTCTTGTTGCATCTTTGTTCTTGCATACTCCCTGATCCCACGAAAAATTTGAACTTAAAAATAAAAACTTAAGATAATACATCTAACACTGGAGACTTTATTGAAAAAACTTTTAACGAAGGAAAACGCCTTTTTCCTAGGACATCGTGGCGCCCTGAAGAATCAATGGTCACTCTGGCGTAAATCTCTTCCCTACATTCAGCCGTATTATGCAGTGAAATGTAATAACAATCCTATTCTAATGGGCTCTTTGGCTCAAATGGGTTCGGGTTTTGATTGCGCATCTTTGCGGGAAGTAAAGGAAGTTCGATCTCTAGCAAAGAGTAAAATCCCAATTGTATTTGCTCATCCTTGCAAGATTAATCATGAAATTGCTGAAGTGCAAGATCTGAGCGTGGACACAACAGTTGTGGATTCCCCAGAAGAAGTGGCCAAAATCAAGGCGAAAGGTTGGAAAGGGACAGTGTTAGTTCGTCTTCTTGTTGATGACAAGGGTTCAAAGCAGCCATTCGGAGCCAAGTTTGGAGCGCCTGCATCCTGGTGGACTGATATCTGCAAGGAATTAATCAAACATGATGTAGTCTGCAGTGGTTTCAGTTTCCATGTTGGCTCCGAATGCCAAGAACCTCTAAATTATTATAATGCAATTAAGACAGGTGCTGCTTTTACAGACCTGCTTCACACATATCAAAAACAGAAAATTCAAACAATCGATATCGGCGGTGGTTTCTTGGGTTCCGAGCAGAATCTGGTTGCATGTGCAGATCAGATTAACAGAGCGCAACAGGAATTCTTCAATCCCAATTTCAGACCTATTCAATGGATTGCAGAACCTGGTCGTTACTTTGCATCCTCCTTTCTATCACTCTATGTGCCCGTGATCGGAAAGAAGAAGCGACTTTCAGGTCCTGGCTATAGATATACAATTAATGAAAGCATTTATGGATCCTTTTCAAATATTCCTTTTGATCACCAGAAACCTGTTCCTATTCCTCTACGCAAAAATACATCCAATGAGACTCTATTTCCTGCAGAGATTTATGGACGGACTTGTGATTCGGGGGATTGCCTAGGTAAAGATTATATGCTTCCAGAACTTGAAGAGGGCGATTGGCTTCTCTTTCGTGATATGGGAGCGTATACGACGGTAACGGCCTCTGAATTTAACGGTTTTCCGAAGCCCGAATTATATATGAAATAAAAATGTTCAATTAAAATATAGAATGGCGGACTGGATTGAAGACTTACTCTCTGCTTGGAAAGGACATCGCTCATTTGCCGAATGGTTAGTGCGTGAAGTAGCACCTTCTTGCATTGTTGATTTGGGTGTTGATTATGGCTACAGCACATTTGTTTTTGCTTCTGCTTTGAAGGCCGTTTGCGCCGAAAAGGGAACAACAGGAAATACCTATGGCATTGATTTATTCCAAGGCGATCCTCATACCGGAACACGCGAAACGTATGATTCTGTAGTGTCTTTGATCACAGAGCACGAGCTGGATTCCCTTGAAATAATCAAGAAAGATTTTAAGGAGGCGTCATTATCCTGGACTAAACCTATCCAGATTCTACACATTGATGGACACCACACCTCTGAAGCAGTCACAAGCGATTTTAGCTCATGGGCGCCGTTTGTTGCCGAAGATGGTGTAATTCTTCTATCCAACACAGCTGTCGGGCGCTTTGGTGTTAGAAGTTTTTTTTCAGAGTTGAAGGATGGTAATAAGTTATACTTTACGAATTCATATGGTCTTGGAATCTACACAAAGAATGCTGAACTAGCCCAGAAAATAAAAGACAGTTTTCCGGATGTGAACGATTTCTCCGTGAAGCCGTTTTAGATCTATTTAAAATACAGGTTGCATTAACAAGTATTGGCAATGCAAGCTCGAAATCCTAAAGTGCATTTATTAGTTTTTGCAGACAATGTAAATGAAAATGAATACGCACAAATGGCTGGTAAACTAATAGAAGAAGCAAGAGCACTCAATATATTTGCAACAATAAGGGGTTTAACAGCAGAAGATTTGTTCAAATATGAAGATTTTAAGAAGCATATTCCTTTTATTAATAGGTCTATCCGCGGGTTCGGATATTGGCTTTGGAAGCCTTTTTTAATTTGGAAAGTTCTTACAGAAATCGATGAAGGTGATATGCTTGTATATATGGATGCCGGAACTAAAATTGAAATAGAAGGAAAAGCGCGATTCTTGGAGTATTTAGAACTACAAAAGAAAGATGCCAATTGTAATCTTTTTTTTGAACACAATAATATTCTTGGTGCATGGTGCAAGATGGATACAATTGCCTTCTTTGAAGCACAAGAACTAATAAATAAAGATGTCAAGGAACTAATCGGAACATTTATCTTCACATGCAATACTCTTTTTAATCGTGTTTTCTTCAAAATATTTTATGAATCATGTTGTGAATATACTCTTCTAAATGATACACCAAGTGTTTTACCTAATCATCCTAGATTTATTGAGCATCGTCATGATCAATCTATATTTTCAATTCTTGCAAGAAAATTATGTCCAGGTTCGATTAATACTAATTTATCTAATGAATTTATATATGATGTTAATAAGAAATATCCTATTCAAATTCATGGACAATTTATTAAAAAAAATATAATTTACCTTTTTTGGATGGGAAATGATGTTATGTCAAAGATAAGAACAGATTCATTTGATAATATTCTTCAAAAAAGCGGAACAAAAGTTGTTTTTATTACTTTTAAAAATCTTAATCAATACGTTCTCAACGATACCCTCTTGCATGAAGGGTTTCTATATCTTTCTTCAAAGCATCAAGCGGATTATATGCGTTGCTACATAATGCATTTCTATGGAGGAGGATATAGTGATATTAAAAATACAAGTGGTAACTGGTCTTCATCTTTTGATTCTTTGAACAACTCTGATAACTTCATCTGTGGCTACTTTAGTCCAAGTAGCCAGCTTATTGATTCCTCCGCATTTATCTGCAAGCAACGAACGGTTTTCACACAGGAATGGTATGACTTAACTAATAAATTTTTAGATAGTAAACTAGAATCATTGAAGAAAAAACCAGCAGTCGGTCATCGTGATTGCGCTGAATCCAAAAGTGGATATCCTATTCCATGGAATGCATTTTCAACCATTTTTCACAGAACTTGTAGAAAATATAAGGATAAAGTGATGTTCGGACTACCCGAAACTATTTTGGATGATGAGTATAAGTAGTTCTTTAAAAATTGAAATCATAATTTATATATCCATAGGGTAGAATACTTTAAAATAAAATGCGTCTGTTTATTGTTGAATCACCTGCTAAATGCAATAAGATTCGCTCCTATCTAGGAGCGGGTTGGAATGTAATCGCCAGCATGGGTCACATCCGAGGATTGGAAGAATCCATTGATGCGATCGGTATTGACTCCGGATGGAATCCTCGTTTTGAGGTTCTTGATGGAAAGACAAAGGCTGTAAAGGAAATCAAGGATGCTGCAAAGGGATGTAATGAAATTTGGCTCGGAACAGATGACGATCGTGAAGGAGAAGCGATTGCATGGCATATCTGTCAAATCCTTAAACTGCCTGTTGACAAGACGCCCCGTGCTATCTTTCACGAAGTCACCGAGACGGCCATTAAGGCATCTGTTTCTGATATCAATCGGCGTCTAGATATGGATAAGGTTCAAGCTCAGCTGGCTCGATCAATGCTCGATCTTATGGTAGGTTTCTCCATTTCCCCCATTCTATGGTCTGCCCTCAAGACAATGGGTCTCTCTGCTGGACGCTGCCAGACTCCCGCACTCCATCTCGTCTATGATCGGGAAAAGGAAATTGAAGAATTTGCATCCCAGCAGTCATGGGCTTATGAGTGCAAGTTCGGACTCAATGGATTTGAGATTGATACAGTTGGCACATGGACTCCTACATCCATTGAAGAAGTTCGGAAGTATCTCAGTTCTGCTGGCAAGGATGGAAAACTAGTTGATTTGGTTGAGAAGTCAATGACTCTGCAGCCGCCTATTCCACTCATTACTTCTTCTTTCCAGCAAGAAGCGTCGTCTCAGCTTCATATTGGTCCTAAGGTTTCTATGCAGATTGCTCAGAAGCTGTATGAGGCAGGACATATTACCTACATGCGAACTGATAATCCTGTTCTTGGTGTTGATTCCGTAGCAGAATGCAAGGAAGTTATTGAAGCAAAGTGGTCAACGGAATATGTTGGAAGCGGTGCAAAGAAGTCAAAGAAGAGTGCAAAGACAGCAGCCCCCGTGCAGGGAGCCCACGAAGCTATTCATCCCACACACATGAATGTTGATTCATTGCCCACTGAAGAGACATGGTCCGATCAGGAACGAAAGGTCTATGCGCATATCTGGAAGCGCACTTTGCAGTCACAGATGGCTCCAGCTCAGCAGAAGAGCCGCTGCTTATCTTTCAAAATTGATGCGCCTCCAACTACCGGCGCAGAGGTTGAAAAAGAAAAGGAAAAGGAAAAGGAAAAGGTGTTTAAGGGATCCCTATCTCTACTAGCATTCAAGGGGTGGAAGATTCTCAATGAACTAGAGGAGGATACCCGCTGGGCTCTAACAGAGGGCTTGAAGATCGGTTCTATCGCTAAGTGGTCCGATTTGACTGGGCGACAGATTGCGACTCAGCCCCCTTCCCGTTTCTCGGAGGCTCAGCTTGTGCGGGAGCTTGAGGAGAAAGGTATTGGCCGTCCTTCTACATTTGCATCGCTAATTGCAACAATTCATGATCGGAAGTATGTTGAAAAGCGAACTTCGAAGGGCTCTCCTGTAGATCTCTATCAGCTTGTGAAGGGATCAACTAAGAGTCCTATCAAAGAAACGAAAGTATCAAAGGAAGTAGGTGGTGATAAAGATAAGACTCATGTGACTGCTCTTGGCCGACAGGTTATTGAATTCTTGGATCAGAAATTTTCAGATATCTTCGCCTATACATTTACCGCTGGAATGGAGTCTGATTTGGATCTTGTATCTACCGGTAACAAGGATCGTTCTGCCATCTTGCAGAACTTGTGGAATTCTATGAAGGTGCGGATTGCTGAGTCTAAAAGTGGAGGTGGAGGTGGAAGTGGAGGAAATGCAATCCAAGAGTTTGTGTGTGATGGATATACAATTAGTATTGCAAATACAAAGAAGGGTATTCTCCTAATCAAAAAAGTGGAGGGACAAGAAAAGCCTGAATTTGCTGCCATGCCAGCAGATAAAGATGCTAAGACAATCACAAAGGATGAAGCGATTTCTATCTTTACCAAGAAGGCGGGAGAAGAACTAGGTTTTCTCGAAGATATGCCTGTTATTCTGAAGAAGGGTCCTTTTGGTCTTTATGCAGAGTGGAATGGAGTTCGGTGCAATTATAAGGAAGATTCTCCAATTGACTTTGAAGAATTGTGTCAAACTCTGAAAATTAAGGAAGCAGGTTCGCAGGATACTGATCCTAGCATTCAATCATTTGTTCGTGTAGTTGGTGATTATACAATTAAGAAGGGACCATTTGGTCTTTACTTCTTTCGGGGAGGTGCTGCGGTCAAGAAGAATGTCAAATTTCCAGCAGATCTAGATCCTGTTTCTGTTGGGGCGGCTCCTCTGGCTGAGGCGTTCAATGCAGCGCCTGCACCAGGTTATAGTGGAGGTCGTGGTGGAGGTCGTGGTGGAGGTCGTGGAGGAGGTCGTGGAGGAGGCCGAGGAGGCCGAGGAGGTCGAGGAGGTCGTGGTCGAGGTCATTAAAAATTGAATATGAACTCTATGCTAGAATATGCAAGAAAATGACAGACTATATAATGAAAGAAGAACGGCTCCAGCTTCAAAAAAATTTTATTGCAACAAAACTGAAGAAAACTCCTCTTTTCGATAAATACGGCCTTACACTTGTTGATTCAAATGAAATTATTGTCAAGTCTATGATGGGTGAAATGCGAAATCTTGTTCTTCAATTCTTCAAAGGCGGCATCTATTCAGAGAAGAAGTGCGAACATTGTGGAACTATTGCAGGATCTCAATATGATAGGGCTCATGATAAGGGAAAGTCGCGTATTGATGTTGCTTTCGCTGCCCTAAAACGAGTAAGACCCGATGAATTAAAACCAATCAAACAATATGACTTCATGTATGCTTTCATTGAAGAACACATGAATTCACCTCTTTGGTATCTTTGCTCAAAATGTCATAGCTCTTATGACAAAAAAACCTAGAATTGTAGACTTGTTGAATTCAAAATAATTTTTGTTTCCGTGCAGCAAAGACTCCTGCATATAAAATTCCTAAAGCAACAACTGTGATTACTGTATTTGCTGAAATTGAATTTTTTGATACCATTGTATACATATTCTCGTAGTCGGATGGAACATTGCAGATATGACAGTTATCTTTTGTTCGGATATCCGACCATTCTTTCTCTAAAAGAAGAGGATCTTGATCCAAATTAAAGCTTTTATTATATACAATTTTAAAATCCGAATGTGTCTGTCCATATAAGGATACAAACCAATCTATATGATGCTGAATAGGAAATGCCTCCTTTAGCACTTTTTCAGCCCCTCTTCGTGAAATAAAATATGAATTAAATCCCATGAATTCCTTGCAGAATACAAATTTGTTTTCTCGTGTAATATTCTTATCTGCAGGAATGCATTTCAAATTACCAACAGACCAAAAATCCCATGAGTTAGAATCTTGCAGCCATTTGTTTTGTAGATAAAGTTGTCTAACCTTTTCCCAATCACCCGGTTTCAAAACCAAATCATCTTCGACGATAAAAAAAACATTATCATTTGATTTCACGAGATTCTGCCACAGCGTAATATGACTCAGAGCGCATCCCACACCTCCAATCGTATCTAGCAGATCATGACTTCTGCGGGTATTGTTTAGTATATTGTAACGGCACAATGTTGAAACTCGAGTATCTGTCTTGATATCTAGTGTTTGTCCGTCAATACCAGAAAATTTTGTGAAATTAGGTAATTTCTTAATTTCTTGTTGCTTAACCATACGATCATATCGATCTGTTCTTCTATCAAGACTAATGCACCATGTTTTAACTTTATCTATATTCCATCCTGCTGACATCCCTATCTTAGAAAGGCGTTTTTTTGCTAAGTTCTTTTTTAAAGACTTCTATCCATTTATCTCCTGTTGAATCCCAACCGAATAAAAGATCACTTTTTTCAATCGCTTTCCGAATCTGTTCTTGCCTCTGCGGGTTTCTAGCAAGTTCAACCACTGTTTTGATATATTCGGGGTGAAAACTCTGGTCCTTCGGATTTCCATGCACGTGAACTCCATCACGTTCTGCAAAAACGCCAAAATCAGATAGAACAGGCACACATCCAGCAAGAGCCGATTCGCGAACATTAATACAATCAATTTCTGATTCGCAATGACTAGGATATAAATTCATGGAGGATTTGTATTTCTCCTCCGCAACAACCTGATTGGGCACGCGACCGTGATGAACAACACCTGCCTGTTTTAGAAGAGGCTCATACACATGTTTTCTCGGGTCCCAAACAGAAATTCCGTAATAAACATGGAGCTCAGAACCGGGAAGCTGCTTGTGAATTTCAGGCCATGAGTAGCGCAGAAGCTCTTCCAATCCTCTATCATACGATGATGTATAGCAGAATCGAAACGGTTCTCTTTTATAATTATTGTTCTTCATTACGTAATAATTGTTTAACTGAATTCCATTCGGATAAATAAAGACTTTTCGGGGAACCAAGAAAGGATATAATTTTTGGTGGAATTTTGATTTTAACATAATCTTGTCAACGATAGGTTGATACTGATTTACTCGGATTGCATCTGAAAAATCGTGCAAATCAAGAAGAACAACACGAGCTGAAGGCCGAACTCCATTCAGTTGATTCATTGCATGTCCCCTCCAGATAATAAAAATATTATAGCTTCGTGTCAGATCCAATTCTTTCGTAGGAAAATAGGAAACTCCATTAACAATTTTATTTTCGATGCGGCCATAGACTTTGACAATATAACCCTTACGACTCCAATGCTCAGAAAGCTGAACAATAGCCTGCTCAGAACCACCAAGAGTCTTATCTTCAGGATTCCATGGAGCATCACCTTCCCCGCAGTAATAAATAATCTGATTAAATGGTGCTGAATTCATTTTCGATGCCTTAATTTAAGACAATATAAAAAAATTTATTTGGTTCCGGCGTTGTATCTTGCAGTGCATATCCGTTTTCAAAGAGTTGATTTAACCATTCCGGCAAATGATTAAATGTAACTGGATGACCATTCAGTAAAATCTGCGTGTAACAACGATGTTCTGTGTATAATGGATCTTTGCAATCAGCGCGATCACATCGAGTATTTGCTAGAAGCCATGCTTCTGCAGGAGGCGGATCTGGTTCAATACCATACACTGTTCTATGTTCTTGTTCCCTAGAATTATACCAAATCATAGGGAAAAGACGGTAGATTTTCATTCAGACTCTATTATGGATCACGATTAGATTGAGCCTCCAAGAGTCAAGTAATTGTTGAGCGCCTTCTGATTATTCTCGGAAGCAGCATTTACAGCTTTCTGGTGTCTGTCATAACGAGTTACATTATTAAACATTCTTAAGCTAACATCATTATTTCTGCGATCTTCTTGTTTCCTGCAGTCAAACTCTGAATTGGTTACGGTTGCTTTCGGCCGATTCACTTCGTCTAATGTTTTCTTTTGGCCCACAGTCATAGGCATGGGCTCAGGGCATTCCTGTTGTAACCAACTTGTTAGATTTCTCGGATTAGGCGGCTGATATTTTTGGTCTTCGCAATATTTTGTCCACGGTCTACCTCTTACTTGCAGATCTGATTCAACATCCACAGCCTTCTGAAAAGCACTGAACGGTTGGTTCTTTGAGGCAGCGCCACCGGGTAAAGCGGGGGCAGAGGAAGCGGCCGAATCCATGCGACTTCCATTATCCGTTGTGTAGTAGTAGGTGCAAACCTTTGTTAAGGGACGGAAATCAGTGGGCATCTCAGTGGAGCCACGCGGTAAGATATACTTATCTGATAGTTCAGCCGGGTTCCAATGGCTTTTAAAACATAAGTCGGGAAATGCATCACTCTGTGATTTATAAGGATCTGCCATCTTTAGAGGTTGATTCTCATAAGGATTTTTGGAAGGACAATACATTACAGAATAACTTGCATTGACATCAGCCATTCTCTATACTAGGTAGATTTTTTTGCAGGAGCGTTTATTTTATTAAAGCCCATCGCTCCGCTTTTGATAATTTTCTAGATGTCTTTCTCTTTGCACCGTTCTGAAGAGAAGGCGGAGGATGAAGAGCAGCAGAAGGAAGAGTTACTTCATTTGTATTTGTTCCCATATTGAGCGTGCTTGAATCGTCAAGGATATCCAAAGTTTCAGTAATTTGTAAAGTCACTGTAAATTCGCAGTCTGCATTGTTAAGAACTACGCCATTTTTATCTACCCATGTGAAATGAAGTTTATCTAATTTACCCAGAGTTGGATTAAAGATTTTAGGCGATTGGACAAATGTTTGTGAATAATTTCCAAATGTATTAAGTAATAGTTTAGCAAAATAGGCACCACTTTGTCCAAACGTATCTTGCGACTGATTCAAATATTCTTTCGAAGACGCATCTACCGTATTCATATTCAATTCTTGATTCATTGTTAAATAAATATAATCATCTGTAATTCGGATAAATGTTTCTGCAATTTGCTGTGTTCCAAAATTCGTATCCGCCTTTGTAAATCCTAAATTCCATCCTAAACCCCATTCATCAAACGCTAATGTATAAGGAAAACGAAGAGCAGATTGGAACTGAATTTGGAAGGGTAATGGATCATTTAAACGTGATCTCTGCAAGAAAGAGGACGGCAAGACGCCAATATAAATTGTATTTATATAAATTTGCAGAGAAGCTAATGCTTTTGCATTTGCAGTTGAAATGGTTGTTTGACCGGTATTAATTTGTAGATAGAGAAGTTGATAGGATTGTAACGCTGCCCTAAAGCAATTTAGAACGTTTTTTGAAGTTGCATCGAATATTTGGCCCAAATATGTAGTGCTTCCCAAGCCTCCACCAAATGTTTTTTTCACATTAAAAAGAGCATTAAAACGGAGAAGAGCTAATGCATATCGGCGTGAATAGTAATTTCCATATGACCAACGAACATATTCATTCTGAAGAACACCATTTGTGTCAAAATACATTGCAGTTGTTGTCTTTGGTCCAGCTCCAACTAAATCATCGATCTCATTACACAGTTGACCTAATGTAAGATGACCAAAATCAGTCCAATTTTTGCCAATAATCCGTAAGCCCGACGTAAAGCGACTTGTTGGAACATATCCACGAATTGTAACTACATTTGAATTTCCTTGCAGAATAGGTTGGTTATATAAATAAGATAAGAAATTGAAACCAGAATCATCGTCATGTGCCTTATAAATTGTTCCTTTCTCTTGTCCCCATACAGCAGTATCATCTGTGCTTTTAAGAAGAGCTTCACCTTGCCTCAAAATACTATATTGACTTGTAATTAAATCAATGCTTCTTATTACAGAATCGTCATATAAGAATAGTTGAGTATCTGCAAGTTCCCCTGAAATTCCTTCCAACGCTGTAGGCAAATCTCTTGCTAGATTACCAAATCGAGTTAAATTTAAAGCTGGATCATTTTTGTCTCCATCATATGTATATGTTATTTTTGAAATAATACTTACTGGAGGTTTTGTTGAATCCAAAAGTTGAATTTGTGTTCCACTCGTCACCGATCTTGCAGTTAATAAATTATTGTATTGATAGTTTACAAGCAGATTCAAATCAGTTGATTTATATTGTATTGGCTTTGCTGTGAATGATAGTCCATAGAATGCTTGAACTGTATTTATGTTTGCTAGATTTTTACCAAATGGAATGGCGGAATATGTTTGTGTAAATGGATAAGGAAGCTCGGGTCCACCCACGCTTGATGGTAAATTTGTGGGCAAATAAGTTAGTGGATAGGGTAGCAAAGGATTAGCTGAACCCGAAATATCATAGGTGTAATATGTTCCCCATTCAGGATTGCGTAGGCGTGGAGGTTGCTGTTGACCAGCAAGTGGTATTTTATAAGAACCCACTTGATAAACCTGTGATCGTGTCATTGAAAAAAGTGGCTGCAGAGCGGCAATTTCATCCGGTGTTTTGAAAAGAATATCACTTGTTCGAAAAATTCGTAGTTCAGTAGAAGCATTATTATAATATTGAATGTCTTGATTAGGCAAACTAGCATCAGCCTGTAAGATAGAACCTAATACGGGATTAATATAGGCAAATTTCAAGACTATTTGCTTGAGACCACAGGTTCTATCAGGTGGAACTTGAAATGTGAATCCTGTAACACCACTTGCATCAGAACCAAATGAATACATTGTATTATTAAGAATAGAAGGAGGAAGAGGATTATAGCTTACATCAATAATAGATTTATTCACATTTGCGCAAATATAGAGGGGTGAATTTGTGGCAATTTCATTTGCAGGATATCCCGTAAAATTTCCATTAAAGGCCAATGTATATCCTGTTGGACCCGTATTTTCGGCTAGAGTAATATCTGTTTGCTCTTTCGGCACAATAAATGTTTCCGGTTGGGTCGCTGAAAATGCATAGAAAGGATTTATGATTTTGAATGTTGTGGATTTACCCGGTCCTAAGGTAAATGTGGATATATTTGAAGAGTTCCAAATGACTTGATTATTATTGGCTAAATCAATAATATAATTGGAAGAATTTGAATAAAACCAAAGATTATTTATTTTGCTAGAAACCGAGGCAAAAGGAAGTGGTGTGCTTGAAGATACATGTTTAAATGATTTGGTTCCAAAATTATTCGTGTCAAAGCCTGTTCCATCTGTTGTCCGAATTAAATAATCTGTGTAATCCGAGCTTACATTATTAGCATTATATCCTTCAATATATGAGGCTGAAATATCATATTGATAGAGGGAAGTTCCATGTTGACTTGATGAAGGTGTGTGCGCAGTTAAATTTTGATTTGTATAGGGCATGCGTCTAAATTTAATTCCATTTGTAACAGGATACCAAATACCATATGGTCTTGCAAGAACGCAATAGGGTCGTAAAGTAAAGGAACCAAAATTGGAGCTGACTGCTTTTACAATAAAATAATAAGAAGTATTTCCCAAGACTCGGAGTGGTATTGAAATACCAAGCTGTGATGGATTACCGAATGCAGGTGGTATATTTAAATTTTGGGTTGTATAAATCTGGAAATAATTTTTTGGTCTTGGTAGCAGGCTTGATGCAGGTGTTAGACAATTTGAAACATCATACATGAAGGCTGCTCTATCTTCATATACATAGATGTCAAGCGCCGAAGGTATCTGAACATCACATTCTATATTGAAACTTACGTCAAATTGATAATTGCTAATATCCACTTGGGTTTCATATTTATCTGTATTTAATTGAAAAAATATATGAGGTCTATAATCAGGTATTGTAAGACTGTTATCTTGAATATTATCAATAAGTGATGGTTTTTGCTGTCTTATATATTGTAAATAGTTATTTTCAAAACGCATGCTATCGGGATTATCAAACATACTTTGACTGATATCATAAAGGTAAAAATCCGAGTTTCCAGCAGGATCTAATAGACACGTTTGACCATCTGCTGAGTAGAATTCGGGTGTTAAAATATAGGCTTCCGATGCATCTGCTACAGCCTTTTGTTCGACTGTTCTAGGTAAAGTCATAAAAGATAAATCTTGTCGGCATCGGCTTTTAAACTTATATTTTACATAACCGATCGGTTCACAGGTGAAAGGTAAATCTACATATCCTTGATAATATTCACTACTATTGCTAATATCAATGTAACCATTCGAGTCTGTTGGAATATCGGATGTTCGATCAATGAGTGTTGGTTGTTTGAGTAGATTAGGCCATGTGCCACTTATATCGAAAGGTAATACTTGACTCGTGCTAACCTGATTTCCTATTAAACTGGATGTTAATCCTGTTGCAAATCCTAAGTAACCACTAGCATCGAAGATTTCCAGTGAATTGCTCAAATCTGAGAAGAAATCGCGTGTATAGGTTCCAAAATTAACACCAAATGTATTTGTAAGATTCTGATGAATAAAGTTATAAAAATCTCCTATTGCAGCATTCGCATTTTGTGTGGTTGTTTGAAGAGTTGCATACTGAGCCGTTGTTAGATTCTGAGCTGTAATTTCTTGCACTAAATAATTCGAATATTGATTTGTTAAATCCGTATTTATGCTTGTCGAAATGGAAGGAGATACAATAGAAAAACGACCATTTAACTGATTGTAGGAACAAACATATTTATTTGCTAGATAATTTGCTTGAGTATGTTGAGATCTATAGATTTCCATTGCAACTTGATTGGGATAAGTGATGCCGTCCTCTGTGTAGTTTATTACAGCTACTATGTAAGGATCAGTTAGTCCTCTAAATCCATAAATAATACGATTAAAAGGTGATTCACCATCCGTGATAGTTGCTAGAAGAGAAGGCGCCGATAAGACAAGATTTGATACTTGTGTCTGATCAATTGTCATTTCGTAGAGCATTGGGTAAAAATAGGCTGCATATGCCTGTGCTGGTGTGAATAATTGACTACCAGCAGTGGATGCCGAGTAAAAATATCGACTAATAACATCTGATTTTGTTAATCCAGCAGAATAAGTTCCAGTTAGACTATTATACGTATTATCACCCGGTTCAGCAAAAAGTTCATTAAATGAACCACTTGTTTGAAAACGGCTAACAAACCCGCTTTTTCCACCGCTCAAATCTGCAAAAAGAGGAGACTGATTTAATTGAAGATTTAGTTCTGCTACAAGAGTATTTGCATCATATGTTCCCGTTCTAACAGTTGAAACAATTACATTTGAAACATCATTCATTACTCTATCTTGCTCGTAAATTGCCATTGAATTATTTTCCTTTGCCGGCGTAAAATAATAAAAAGAAGACAGGAATTTCAATTGTGTAATTGCCAAATTGGTAATATTTTTATAGGTTCGGGGAAGGCGTATATAAAAATTTGTAGGTTGTGGATATGCATTTGTATCACGGTCGCGGCTATTTATCATGATAAGCGAAGTGTTTTTCTGAGTTGTAAATTTAGGTTCTTTGAATTTTGCTGCATTTGTTGGAAGATTTAGATAAGAATAATCAATCGTCGGTCTTTCCAGAATTTGTCGTTCTGCCTCTGTATTCAGGGGTCTTGCACCCGCTATTTGCGATTTTCCTGTTAGAAAATTAATATATTTTGTCTGCGCATCAATATCAGATCCATCATCTGATCCGTCATTAGATCCATCATCGGATGATTGATATTCATCTTCCTCTTCTTCGCTTTCTTGATCCGAAACATATGGTTGATAATATTTGGATTGATCATTTCGCTGTGACATGTCCCCCTGGCTTCTACTAAGTTTTCATTATGGAATGAGAACGCAAATCTCGTTTCTGCACCTGCTTAAATTTAGAACCAAACGATAGGGTTAGATGTCATTAGTATCTCAAACAAATAATACTTATGTTGGGTCCATTCAAACACCAACAGATATAGTTCCAAATGCGATTGGTTTATCTCCTCTTGATGCACTTGGTCAATCTGTTTCAAATATTGGAAAAATGGTTAATTACAGCAACAAAGCAATTTACACAAACTTTATTGGCAAGTTTGATAAAATTCCAATTGAAGTCATCGATCCAATTAATATTAGCAATGGTCTTACAATAGATGGTGTTTCCTATACCGCTGGATCATCTTCATCCATAACAACAATTAATAATGGTCCAACAACAATTAATATTCTTAGCACAGGCGGAATACAATTTGCTGCGAATAGTTCAATTGTTATTAATATTAATGGAGACGGCGGATTTCAATATAATCTTTCCAATGATTTATCATCCCCCATTTTTCAAGTGAATGGTCAGCTTATTGCCAGTTCATTCCAACTAACAAATACTACTAGCACTTCTGTTAGTTCATATTTCTTGCAGGCGATTGATGCTCTAGGAAATGCGCAATGGGCAACAGTTCCTTATTTGAGAAATAGTTCTCTGCAAGAAAGTTTAGTTTTTAATGGACCTTCTGCTTACCAGCAGGGTTTTGTATTTCAAACATTGAGTTCCCTAAGTGTGGCTGGGACTCAGGGTTATATTGATGCGAATTCAAATTGGTTTGTTGGAGAGCCTGATTATATTGCAAATGCTGATCTTATTGCTTCAAATGGTGTTCTCGTTACTAGTAATCTTAGACTGCGTGGATCTGAAGGATCAGTTGGCTACGTTTTGCAACAGACAAATATTTACGGAGATATCGGATGGGCACCTCCTCTTTCAACGAATTTATATATTACAAATCAAATCAATTGTAATTTATCGACTGCTGTGACTGCTGAACTAAATGATATCTCGTTTGCCATCAAAGGTGGCGAAGTTATGCGAATAAATAGTAACGGATATCTGGGTATTGGAACGGTGGTTCCACAAGCGGGTCTCGATAATGCAAAAGACACTGTTTTACGAGGCGGTCTTAAAATTCCTGCCTTAAATGGAACAAATGCATCAACTGGTTTAGTGCTAACGTGCATAGATCCGAATGGAACAGTTGAATGGTTGCAACCGATTGTTACAAGTATAGGAAGCAGCGTGACAACGACAGTTGTTGTTGGAAATGTTTCTTGTTTGAGTATTCTTGGTGCTCAAGTGCTGGCTGCAACAACTCTGAGTAATTTGGTTGCATCAGCGGGTGCCGCAACAATGACACTTGATGTTAGTGGAAATATAATTGCCACATCCTTTCAAGGAAAGAATGGAATACAATTTTTAGGATATGGATCAAATACATTTCAAGCCATTATAACACCGGATGGAAACATGGGTATAGGAACAGCAACACCCGGTGCCACTCTAGAAGTTGCAGGAAATGCAATTATTGATCTAGCGTTAACAGTCTCTAACAATATTACGACTGGAGGATCTTTCGTGGGCGATGGATCCCAAATTGTGAATATTCTTCCAACGAATGTGGGCGTTGGTGCAAATCAACTATCTGCTTTTTATACGACAACACGTAATTCATTAACAAATCAATCCTTCCTAATCTCAACAAATTATTCCACTCTGTTTGGTTTAATCAGTAGCACTCAAGCAGTCTCTGAATCTGGAATATATTCAACCCTTACTTCTGTTGAACAGATAAACTATATTTCACTTAGCACTCTTACAAATACTGTTTACTTGAATTTGAGTTCTACAACGGTTAATAATTTTGTCACATTAAGCACTGTAACACAAACTGTTGCTTCAAATCTAAGCACTGCAATCGGAACAGGTGTGGGAAGCGGTATCTCAAACCAGCTTTCGACAGTTAGCAATGGATTATACAGCACTCTATCTACGCGCTTAGGAGTCTTAAATACTCTTGTTTCAACAAATTTCGTTTCTAGCATACAGTATGCATCTACATCTGTTAGTCGTTTATCAACCTTGATTGGTCCTGGCTGGTATTATACCAGCTCATTGATTGGTCTCATTTCAACTGGTTCTGGTGGCGGTGGTGGTGGAGTTTATAATTCTACATTTGACTATAATTACGCCGCTGAAATAGTAATTAATACATTAAGAGCGGGTATCGATTTCGAGCAGATAGTAGTTGGATCACAGCTACCCAATCCACGAAGCTCCGACTATGTTACCACTGTAGTTGATATTTCCGGATCAGCCATTTTTGGTCCTGATTCTCGTCTCTATTTCTCATCCGGCGGCGGAATCACAATCGGACATAATACATTGAATAGCACATATGGAGCAATTGATGTTAGTGGAACTATTTTTGCATCTGCCTTTGCCGGCCAAAGCACTTTGATGTTTGAGCTCGGTGGCGCAAAAGTGGGTGAATTTTCTCCTGCTGGAACTCTAACACTTGGTCAAAGCCTTTCGACTGCCTATCAATATCAGCCTACATTGGATGTTAGTGGAAACATTGAATTAACTGGTCTTCTTTTAAAAAATGGTGTTCCGTATAATTTAACACCCATTTTGGATTTATATTGGGGAAAATCGCATAATAATGTATTTTATACAATTGGTAATGTTGGAATCGGAACAGCTGTGCCTCAATACACCTTAGATGTGGCGGGTGATATTCGCTGCAAATCACTAACAATTGCTGGAATGCGTATGGGTAATTTGTCATCCGCAATAGGTCAAATTCTGAGTGCAGATACTCTTTGGAGCACGAATGGATCAAAAATCTTTTATACAGGCGGGCCTGTTGGAATAGGTGCTGGAAACGTGAATCCCCTCTATACATTGGATATCAGTGGTTCAGCACTGTTTAGAGGAGGAACAGCCTATTTTTCAACACAAGTTGGAGTTGGCTTTCCTGCAAATAGTCTGTTGAATGGTGCTCTAGATGTGACAGGAATTGTCTATGCCGATGGATTTGGTGGAGGCTATTCGGAACCTTTGCGATTCTTTGTTCAAGAAAAAGAAGTGGCTCGTGTTGGAACGGATGGTCGAATGATGATCGGAATGTCAACTCAATCTGCTGTTGGAACGGGTATGGATATTAGCGGAAATGTGAATGTATTTGGAAAACTATATCAAAATGGCAAAGAGATTCTTACAAATACAAGTAATAATTGGGGATATGTTGGATCAAATCTAGTCTATATTGGTGGAGGAAACGTGGGCATAGGAACGACAATTCCACAAAAAACATTGGATGTGGCAGGAACAATTCGTTGCCAAGCATTACAAATTGTGAAAACTGTTCCAGTCGGCAACGGTATTTTGTCTACAGGAACTATTCTTGAGACGACTGTTTTCTACATGGATAGCGTTACGCGTCACGGATTTTATGTTGATACGGGTAACATAGGAATAGGCATTTCAACACCGAGCGCTCGACTAACGGTCATTGGTGATATTTTGGCCACATCAACAGTAACTGCTAATAAAATAGTTACAAATGGATTAACATTTGGAAACTTATCTGGGCTACCAAATTCTAATATTATGTTCAATGTTCAATCGGGACAGTTTTCTACGTTTCTTGCAGGAATCCTATTATCTACGGGCTCTGCTACATTCGGACCTGGAACCTTTGATTCTATTAGTGGAACAGTCGGTGGTGCCACATTCACAGTTGCTGAAGGCCCTCAGCAGAGTGGACCTTTAATGAATCTCTGTGCAAATACAATTCCTTCTCCTTCCATCTACATATTTGGAACAGCTGTCAATCAATATATTTTTATATTACCTAATGGAGCTGCATCTGTAGATTTTTCAGCATGGGGAGCCGGTGGTGGAGCTATGTATATTAGCTCAGGCAACGAAAGCAGTGGAGGCGGAGGTGCGTCAGTGATAGCCAATTATACGGCCTCTGCTGGAACACAATTTAGAGTTACAATTGGAGCTGCAGGTGCTCGTGGTAATTATGCCGGTGCAACTCCATCAGGTGGCGGTGGTCTAACAATGTTAGAAGTATGGACAGGTTCTTGGACAATTCTATTTATTGTTGGATCCGGTGGTGGAGGCGGCTATCAAGCAACTGGTGGTGCAGCTGCTGGTTCTAATACTGGCTTTCAGGGTGGCAATGGATCAAAAACAACAAATCCTGCAGTTGCTGGTATTGCGTTGGGTAATACAAGCGGTGGTGGTGGCGGAACTAGTAGTGGTGGGTCAGCTGGATCTTCGTATGCGGGTGTTATTGGAAATGCTGGTGCGTATGAAACAGGTGGTTTGCCCAATTCACCCCTCAGTTCGGGGGCGGGCGGCGGTGCTGGTTATTATGGTGGAGGTTCTGGTGTGTCACCCGGTGCTGGTGGTGGCGGGTCCACATATGTGAACAGTGGTATTTTGAATTCTTTTACTGCATATGATGGATCACTGAATACTGCTGGAAATTCGAGCAGTCCTCTATACAATGGCTTTGGTCATGGTGGGTCTACAGGTGTGCTAGCGGGGGCGGGCGCAGTCATTTTTTCAGTGAACTACGATTCTAGAACTGAACCTTTGCTAACAATTGGTGAAGGATTATCCAGCACGTCACAGACATATTTTTCAATTGATCGAAGTGGAAATGCATTGGTTAAAGGCAATATAAATATTTTAGGAAGCATCTTGCAGAATGGAACTGTATTTGCAGGAGGTGGATGGAATGAAGTTGGAGTTTCAAATACGAGCTTTACTGGCGGATATGTTGGTATAGGAACCGCTTCGCCGCAAAGCATTCTTGATGTGGCCGGAATTATTCGGTGTCAAGGTGTTCGTATTATTTCGGGTTCAGATTTAGGGCCGAATACGACAGAAACAATTGTGTATCCACCTCGATCAGGCTGGAGCCAAACTTTACTGCTAGAATCTGTGGGTTCTTTTGCAGGAGCAATTTGTTCAACCTTTGTTGTAACAAATACAAGTTCTTTTGTTTTGGCCACTGCGAATCTAAATCTTTCAAATACTACAGCATCTACGCGTGTATTCAATTCTTATATGACAATTAATGGAATCTCTTCGTTCAGCACTGTGACCTCTGTTTCAGCTGGACAAACTGCTGGAACTTCACTTTCTTACAGATCATATGTTGGAGTAGGAACTAATTCAGCGGTTCTGTGGTCCTATGCTGATGCGGGTGCTTCTTTAGCTGCAATACGAGCAGATGTAAGTGCTACAGGAAATCTGCTCTAAGCTTTTCTAGAAGTGCACCCATTCTATTCTTACCTTTACCCTGCTTACCAGAACCCCAGAATGAATCATATGGATTCCTTTCAATAAGATTAAATGGATGTGTTGATTTTAGAATCTCTTGTATAGCTGGATTTTGTGCAAATTTCGCTTCTAGCGCTTTTTCCATGAAATATTCACGTTTATCATTCCAGTCCTGCCTAAAATGCTCTGATTTTGTTCGGCCAAGCCTTTTAGCAATTTGAGGAGTTGCTGATAGACGAATACGTTCTTGAAAGCCTAAATCGGTTGGAAACTTTTGGGCTTGAAAATAATGCTCAACGGAAGGCCATACCCTGCCTTCTAGAAGAAAAGGTGTTGGATAGAAATTACTTAGCTCTCGATGCGTATTGGACTTTGATGAAAATTCAATACTCATTATTACTTAGCTTCGAATTGGTTCTGCTGCATCGCTTTAGTTTATACGATTTCAAATTTATAGGAGGGTGTTGCTCAACGAATGGTAGGCCTGCGTGCCATCCGTAATGCCCTGCCACATCGCCGTTCTCGTCGTGGAGAGGAACGTGAAGAGTGTCGTGCCGCCGTTCGTGTAGGCAGAGCCCGCAACACGGATACCCGTAGACAAGTTGCCAACGAGAACAACGTTCGGGCCCGCGGAGGCCGGGCCGACCAAGCCCGTGCTGACGTTGACCAAGACCGTTAGCTGCTGACCAGACGGCGTTGAGGTCATGGCAACCGTCGGCGTGCTCGGGTTACGCATGTAAACGTAGAGCGTGCTCAAGCTGCTCTGCGCAGGGAGAACTGTGATCTTGAAATTGTTGCCAGCGAAAGGATTCAAGTAGACGGCACCCGCCGTGCTCGTCGCACCGTTATACGTGCTGAACGTATTCGCACCCGTGCCCTGCGGGAAACCGGTATCAATGAAGAGCGGCAATGTCTGCACCGTCGCATTCATGTAGCTGTTCGTCGTGATGTTACCGTTCGTGTAAACGGAGTTGCCCAAATCAACCTGCTGGTTTACAGGGTTGTTGTCATTTGAGTTGCCGAGGAAGAGCGGCTGGGAACCATCGAAGCGGGAAAAGCAAGGCGCCTGCGGGTCAATAAAGCCTCCGAGTCTTGAAGTATTATCAACAACATACGTCATGAACGTTGAAATACCAGGGTGAACACCGACGTAAAGCTTCTTGCCAGTCTCAATTAGGATTGATCCAGGAGGGCAGGCATTGGAACTTAAGCCTGTTACAGCCGCTAGTGTGCCAGTTTGCACGTTCGCCGCGTTGAGGGACGTGGTATACGTAAAAATCTGACCGTTGTAAGCCTGCGAAGCGATATACTTATAGCCATTCGCAAATGAATCCTTCGTCACGGTAAAAGCTGACGACATTCTTTATAACAAGGTAATAGATTTTTTTTTAACGATTCAAAGCTCTTAGATATTCACAGACCTGCTGGAAAAATCTCTTTTGTATTGCACCATCCGGTGTCTTCCACTGGGCTCTTTCTGTCGGTAATTCAATCGCAGCAGTCCACTGATCGCCAAGCTTTCTTACAAGACGATTTTTCCTGTTTAGAGAAAGGATCGTATCCATTATTGCGGCAGTTGTGCAAAGAGGATTGCGTGATTCAGTTAAACTTACATAGCTTGGTATTAGTCCGATATCAATCTTGATTGCAGAAGCAGGTATGGATAAGCCATTTGCTGCAGATGAAACTTGTCTTTTATCGTAGTAATAAATACTGTAAAAATCATCACCACTGCGGGCATCTTTACCAATGAAGAATTTTAGATGCTCAGGAAATCCATGACTTTGTTGGGGTAGAGGTAGCTGCGGTCTTGGATGCGGAGGAAGATTATTCCTCGATCTTCTTAATTCAATGACCTCAGGGCTGCCTCTTGTCAAACGCGGAACCATTTCTTTTCTTGATCGCTGCGGAACTCTGTAGTCAGGAATAACACGACGGATTGCACGACCTAGAATATCCATATTGGAAAGCGTTAGAGGAGTTTTTGTTAAGGGATCTGTTGCATCGCGGCCCAAGCTTCTTTGCTTACGAACATGTGCATCTAAATAATCAGGTCTCAAGCAGGTTCCAGCAGATGTTCTGATTAGAGATGCCATTTCATCTTCTTGCAGAGAAGTTAGTCTTCGGCCTGTGAAGGGTTCTTCTTCGTTACTGCAATTTGTTCTAATCCATTCACGCATAACTTCACGACTAGCAGAAGGGATTTTAGCCGCTCTAGGTTGGATAGGTTCATGTCTAGGTTCATGTCTAGGTTCATGTCTAGGTTCATGATACACATGTCTGTGCTGAAGCAACGGTTCTCTTTCTCTATTCACTAATCTGTTCATTGATCTAGTTCTTGTCCTATGCTGTGGTGTTAAAACTGAATAATTGGGATTTCTCCGTGTTTGAGGTGTATGATTCTTAAGCAGTCTTTTCTGTGTTCTGCCACCTTCCTTAATGCATTTGCCTGTTTTAGGATTTCTTATCTTCCCTACTTCGCATCCATTACGGCTTCCTTTATCTGTATTTCTGAGTCTAGGGACTAATTCATCTCTGGATAGGCGAATAACACGTGTTAGCATTTCAGGAATGGCGTTCATATTATGCATTACATTATTGAATAAAGGTAACTCAATTCTCCTTGACTTAGTTCTAGTTCTTAATCCATTTAGCACATTTAGAGGATTTCTTCTTGTATGAAATCTTGATTTAGGTAGTCTAGCAGTAAAAACAGGTGCAACGACTGGTTCTTTTTCAAGTCTTCGACCAATTCGACCTGTTTGTTTTACGCAACGATATGACTCCGGATTAAATACATATCCCGGTGGGCATGTGCTCATCGTCCTATATAAGGCGATGAAATAATAATTTTAGTTAGATGGGTGGAGTTACAGGTCTTCATCGTGTAACTGTGGAAGAAGGAGGTTCTGTCTTAACAAAGCGAATCCGGGAAGGTGGTATCTTTGTTGCTGGAAAAGTAGGAACATCTGAATTTGATGCATTGAATAGTAATCCGTTTGCGCTTCCCTTGCAGAAACATATGTTTGTAAATGCAGGTCTTTTTGGTTCCACAGGTCAAAAAGCAGCCGATACAATAACAGAATGGCGCACTTATATGCTTGAAAATATTAGCTTGCTTGATGAAATGGTTCTTTGGAATCCTATATACGCTATGGCTGAAGAGATGTTTGCTCGTTCATATACAAAACAGATCAAGTCATTCTTACCTTTGAGGGCAATTGAACCTTATTATCAGGATAAGGAGGAAAATCGGTGGACTCTAGCAGTTACCTCCTTCTGTGTTGTGTCGCCTTTTAAGGAATCAATTGAAGGCCAATGGTCTAAGCGCGACTCCCTGTTTCCTTTTCCTCTTTGGTCTTCCATGGCAGATTTTAAAGGTGTTGTTCAGTGCGGTTATTCACCTGCGCTAACTGATCGTGTTGGAATGTGGCCGACCGCTGTTTTAGCTACTGGATGGATGTCGGCTATGACTTCTATTGTGGATCAATGCGCAGCCTTGAATGTGAAGCTTGTCCTTGTGGGTGCGGGATGTTTGAGTCTTCCCATCTGTTTTGAACTTAAAAAGAGGGGAATCTCGGCGATTCATACGGGTGGTGCAACACAGATTCTGTTTGGTGTTCGAGGGGCGCGCTGGTCAAAACATGATATTATTTCGAAGTTTTTTAATGGGTTTTGGGTTACACCTCTGCCTTCTGAGATTCCTAGCAGGGCTGGAAATGTAGAGGGTGGATGCTATTGGATTACACCTTATTAAGTTTATTTAGCGGTTCTTGCAGATCATTTTCCTTATCTTTTTCTTCTTTCTTTTCAGCTCCAATTTCCACTGCCTCTGATTCATCCACATAAGTTCCTTCCTTGATTGCTTGAATATCCTTCATAATTTTTTTTGAAATTCCATTATTTGTTTTTTCAAAGATATTTATCATACTTGCAAGAATATTTAGACCAACACCGACCCATACAATTGCCTTAATATCATAACCTGCTGCAATTGTTGTTGTCAAGATTCCAGCAGATTGAATAAAGTGAAATAGATAAATTAAGGCAATATTCCAGTTATTTAGACACTTTCTTCTATTTATAAATTCCTTTAGGTCCGCCAGTTTGTTTGCATCAAAAATGTGTTGTATTTCTAGTCCTAAATCTTTATTTGTCTGCTGCGACTGCTGCGACTGTTGCGACTGTTGCGACATTCCTATGTTTTCAAAATATTTGTATGAAGCCATGTCTCATACCATTCTACCGATTTCTGAAAGTTCATGCTCGGTCTGTATACAATTGGTCTCTTTTCACGCATAAATGCATAGATTGGTTCTTTCTTCTGCCGCCAAAGAGTCATTAAAAACATATGGCAAACAGCAGCAGACCGTTGCATTCCCGCCATGCAATGTATTAGAATATTCTTACCCGAATTATATTCCCGCATGAGTTTGAAGACTGCTTCCGGACTCCATTTTAACAAATTGTTGATTTCTTCCTCTTCCAAATTATCGTCAATAGGAACTCTATATTGCATTGGAACTACAGGCGAAAAAGGAATATCTTTCGTGCAATTAAAAACGACAGTTATATTATTTTTTTGCAAGAAGTTTTCATCTAGTGCTGCGCGCAAGCCCCCCAGCCAGAGACGGCCAGGAATCATCTCCGTTCCTTCCTGTGATTCTGTTCCTGGTAGTGACATATCTATACATTGGCCTCATCTGATTCCTGCTCCTTTTCCTCAGAAGGAACTTGAACAACAATACGAATGATATTATTCAAAGCAGCATCTTGAATCATCTGTTCGATCTGATGCTGATAAATCATATTATTAATATCATTATGAAAGTTTTCAATGAGTGGAGATAGAATTGAATTTATAGTAGCACTATCGTTTACATCCGGTAGAGGGGAACTATCCTCAACAGTCTCATTAGAAACCGGGGAAATAGGAGGATTAACAATGTCACCACTAAGATCAACAATTAAATCCGATACTGTATTTACCATGGAATTTACAATCGCATCTGAGCGAACTATGTTTTCAATTAGCCTAGGCAGAGGCCTCTTAATTGCAATCCTAGGACGAACAATCCGATGAATACTTGCAGTAGTCAAACTCCAAAGCTTCTTAATACTACTCGTAATATTTGCAGCACTTTCCCACTCTTTCCTCGTAAAGATCTTGAACTGCTCGTGCTGGAGAATATCAGGTAGAATACTCTGCCATTCCTTAATCAGTGCCAGATCAGCCGGTTCCTTAATCTTTGCAATCCACTGCGGAATAAGCAATTCATACTGACTACGATTAATTGGAGTCAATAGTCCTCCATAATTTTCAACACAATCCATGAGCTCATCTACAGCATCTTCCGATCCCATATCACTAAAGAGATCTTTGGAGGCAATATATGCAAGATGAGGTTTGTTATGAAGAAGAAACTTTTCTAGACTAAAGCCATGATCATGAAAACGGGTCAAGATAAATGGAACCTTCTTCTTATTCTTTCCACACCAGACATAAAGTTCAAAGAAGATATGAAGAAGCTGACCAAAGGTAAAGGCTATATTTGTGTTAGGATTCTTCGGCCAAAGAGGCTCTGGCACACCATAGCATGAATTTGCTAGATACATTGATATACTCTTAAGGAGTGTATCTCCATCAATACGATATGTGCAACGATTGTTCATATCCAGCCAGCAGATTGAATTGAGTGGATTCGGATCCTCAAGAGTTGTATAATTCTGAATATCTTTTACATTCTTCCGTGACTTCTTAGTTAGCCACAGGGAAAGAAGCCGACGCATCTGGAAGCGCACCTCCAGATTTTTGTTCCAGATATCAATAAGATACTGGCGATCTTCCTTTGGAACAACAAATGCGAAACTGTTTTTCTGAGTGGGACTTGTTTCATAAAATGGATTTACAACATTCATTGTATAATTCCGAAAAACATTCAGGGGCATGTCCTTATAAAGAAACGTATTCTGTGCAAGAATCGTGGGCCCAATAAGTGATTTGAAGATACGAATATGACCCGGCCTGCAGTGGGAATTATAATACACATCATAATTAATTGGCCTAAACTTTGTATTTATATTTGAATTCTGAATCCGAGGTCGCTGCACGCGCTCTGCCTGATCCGTCGGGTGGCGATGAATAGGTCTACCTATAGGATTTGGAATACCCAGTGCAAAAGTATCTTCTCCCCGAATACGAGTTGCACGATGCTCTGCATCTTCTATGTCACTTGTGTTATTTGCAATAGGGGGCTGGGGTAAAGGAGCTCCAAACGTTAGCTCTGCTCCAACATTACTAAAGTCAAGATTCCGAGAAGGATCCGACATTCTCTATAATTTCTTGTTTTTTCACTGGCGGCGGCGGCTTTTCAATTTTTTGGATTTTTGTTGCCGGCGGATTGTTCAGCAAATACCACGTTTTTCCTGTCTTCTGATCAATGTAGATTTCACCAGGAAAAGGTGTATCATCTAACAGAAACATCTTCATGGTTAAAGGACACCACATATAATATTCTTTTGTCTTCTTATCCTTAATGTAATTTAAAGAAGATAGCTTTTTCAGATCTTTGTAGAGCTTGCTTCTTTCTGGATGCTTAAAATGATGCTGACATACCTCTTTGCCTAGAACTTGCCATTCAGGACACCTTATCCAATGCTTGGTTACCTTATTCTGATTCCAATAAATACATTGAGTTCTAGAAGTAGTTAACTCGGTGGATACTTGCAGTTCAGATTCTTGCCCCATTCCTAGAATTTTTGCTTTCATTTCTCGAAATGGGATTTTTAGTTCCCGGCAGATTTCTTCCAAGAATAAAATATCATGCCGGAAAATTACATCTTTGAGATCTTCAATGAATCCTTTGGGTAGTCGAATCTCCATTTGGTTTTTACTGATTCTGCTACTTTTACTGCTTTTACCGCTTTTACTGCTTTTGTAGGAATGCTACGCGTTAATTCAAATTTTTCATTGACGTATCAAGTATTAAGATGTCTCAGCAGGGACGAGAATTCTGGGGTCCCAAAATATGGCATCTCTTTCATGTCTTTGCTCAAAATACAGTTCTTAATGGAGATACTGTTGTTCTATGGCAGCAATTTTTCAGATCGACTCTAAGCGTAATGAATTGTGATCGCTGCAAGAAGCATTTTTCGGATGCACTTGGACAGATTAATATTGGTAAAATGAATGATCGAGACTTGCAAATATGGTTATTTAATCAACATAATACAGTCAACAAATCATTATCCAGACCACTTTTTATGCTAGAAAGTCTGCCAATATATGATCTACCACAGGATGAAGGGCGCACTGCAGAGCTTGAAAAAATTCAGAAAATAATTGAAGTATTAACTGAAAAATTTATGGTTTACGAGCAGAGTCGTCAGATTCAAGCGCTGACTGGAAGAGCGTGGAATGCATTAGCGCTACGTTTTATGGCGAAACTTTAGTCAGATCTATCAATAAAAGGATTGTTATAATAATTAAGCGGAAATAGATCTTGAATGTATCCAAACAGACCTGTCTGCAGACGTTGCATAAGAGGTCGGCAGATTACTTGGATAGGAACGGTAAAGATATAACTTACTGCTAGAAGAATCGGTTTTAGAATCCAATGAACTTCTTTTCCCTTTTGCACAATATCAACACTGGCAACTTCTTGCAGAAGATATAGATCATCGCGATGGACAATTTTATATTGTGTTGCCTTACGTTTTACGGAAGCCGGTGCTTCTAGACCAGCGTGAACTAGATCGCAATCGAAAAGAATTGTTTGATTTTTATTTCCTCCGATCGTGATGGGCAAATAAGGCTGCCACTGCAAATGAGAACCGGGACTGACTGATAAATGCGCGCCATCATATTCATAATGAATAACTGTATAAGTTGGATAGCGGGTATTAAATGAAGAGCGTGAACTTGTCACATCGCGATGATAGGTAAACAAAGGCGGGCCAACAATTGTATATTTATAATCCAAAAAAACATAGCCTTCCGGTAAAAGAGGAAGAATAGTTGATTTCAAAGAACTTAGTGTATTACGAGAACTTAATACAATGTATCCCTTTTCTCGTAATTCTTCTACTGACATATTTCTTTTTACTTTAATCTTGTAAAGACTGCTTTAGGCTGTGCAAACAACAGAAACCTCATCATTGTCATTTGGCGGCGCCATATTTCGTGTTATTCCTAGAATATCCGAATGAAGTTGTGTGTTGCAAATATCTAAGATCTGCCAGTAAGCGACACCTATACCTGCACCAAGGAGCACAGAGATGATTGCATTCAAAGGTGTGTCACATTCTGATTGGATACGCAGACCTACAAAAATGAGAAGGAGACAGATACATGCTAGAATACTGATCTGAGTGCGGGATAGACGGCGCTGATAGGCCTCGAACAAATTCTTATTTCCTGCCTTTCCTGCCAGCTGAACGGAATTATGAATGATAAAGGAAAATAAGAAAGATGTTTGTGTTATCCACTGGCTAGGGAATGTAAAACCCTTAGCAGTTGTAGAATATGGATAGCAGACTGAGATATTTTCTGTATTTGTATTTACTAATTCAGACATACCTGGTATTAAACTTGCAACTTTTCCTAAGATAAGCTGTAAAACTGCAGTTAAAATATAACAAAGAAAAAGACCAGCTGACAAAAGACTCCATGTTGGCTGGGAAAAGATTACACCGAAGATGGCAAAACACACAAACATTGTGAATGGAAAGTTTTGAAGACTATTCAGAAAAAAGTCATTGATATTTTGAAATAAATACGTTGGCATCCCTATGGTTGCTCAAGAATTAATCGGCGCATACATAAATCGGTTTTTTATCGGGGACTCTCTTCTCCAGAAGGGGGAGATGCAACACATTGATTGCGGGGCGACCAAAAAGCCATAGAACTACACCAACGAAGATAAAACCAACTAGGATTCCAAAGAGCATGCTAAGGAGACATGCCCACCACGGTTCATAATTTACAGAAATACGTAGGATTCCAAGACCAAATACAAAAATTCCTGTGATAATACTAAATATTTTGAGCCATTGACCAGTTGTTGGTCTCATTGATAACTCATCTTTAAAGATCCAATTCTGTGCCATAACAAAAGAAAATACATATCCCATTGTTGCCATGTAATAGGATGGAACCATTCCTTCAATTAGATTTCTGGGATGAGTCACAGCTGAGTATACACGAGACCAATTAGTTCCAGGAAAATGACCGCTTGGAGGATCTGCGGCTGCCCCCATTGCACCACCTGCCTTAGCCAAATCAGGTGCTTTAATTCGCAAAAAATCAGCTAAGAAAGATTGTATTAAACCCGTAAAGATGATACCCGATCCAAACGTAGCTAAAGAAGGTTGCCATCCAAGCATAAATGTTAAGAAAAGTGATCCGCTAAGAAGAATATCGGGTAGAGTTCTGAATGCATATCTTGCTTGAACTTTAGCTTCTTCTGTCAAAGCAGTAGCTGCGTCTGTCATACCAGTTAAAATATCATTTTGCACCGGTCCTCTTCCTGACATATCCCTATCATACTATATGATTTATTTAAGGCGGCGCTCTTAAAGATAAATAGGTAGAATGGGAATCCCTTCTTTTTATAAACATCTTTTACGAAAATACAAGGGAATTACTGCTGGTTCAGCTGCTGCTCTTGGTTTAGCTTCAGTTGATCTCGTGGCTCTTGATTTTAACTGTATTATTTATTCTGCTATGAAAACAATGCCAAATGCGTTTTCACCGGCATATGAAGAAGACCTCCTACGAGAAGTTGGTGTTTGGTTAGATCGTATTTGCACCATGATTCCTTCTTCTACGATATATATTGCTGTAGATGGAGCGGTTCCTTGTGCAAAAATTCATCAACAACGGCTGCGGCGTTACAAGTCTGTTTGGTTATCCGAGCAGGATGCTGCGCTAAGAGCTTCATTAGGACTTCCAGAAAAAGCAGCAGGTTGGGATAGAAATGCAATCACGCCCGGAACTCAATTCATGGACAAGATGAATTCTTTTTTGTCTCGGTGGGCAAAAAAACAAGGTTCTGCAATCGTTTCTGGAACAGATGAGCCGGGCGAAGGTGAACATAAAATCATGCGATTCTTGAAGATGACGTCGGCAAAGAATGTTGTGATTTACGGAATGGACGCGGATTTGATTCTGCTAGGAATGTTGAAGGCGGAACAAACTGGAAGGCGGGGTCAGATTCTTTTAGTAAGGGAAAAAGATGAAGTCAAAGATACAAGTCAAATTACTTTACAATTCTTTGCTCCATCAACAGCAGCCGAAGCCTTATGGAAAGAATCAGGATCAACTACTTCCTTGCATTCATGGATCTTTGATTATGTTGCAATTATGTCTGTGCTTGGAAATGATTTTTTGCCTCATTCCCTCGGATTCTCAATTCGGGAGGATGGAATCAATGAACTTTTAATGGCTCTTGAAAAGTGTTGCCTAGCTACGGGTTCTCGGTTGACGTTGGATGAAATGGGACAAAAGATAAATGTTGAAGTCTTGCAGAAAATCTTTGAATTCTTGGCTTCTGCTGAAGAAAGAAAAGTTGCACAGTGGTTACGACAGAAAGATAAATGGCATCCTCCAATTCTCAAGTCAGTTGATCCTTGGGAAAGAGCTGTCGAAGAACGGGAATCCTTGCCTATGACTTTACGCCAAGAAATGTTCTTATTTGCGCAAACCAAAGGCGGTGGTTGGGTAAAACCGGAATGGAGGAATCTGCTAGAAGAGCATCATTTTTTGGGAAGAAGTAAAGACGCAGCCGTAGCATTCTTGCAAGGATTTGCGTGGGTCCATGCTTATTATTTGGATTGTGATAAAGTGGATGCTTCATGGTATTATCCTTGGTCTGCTCCACCGACTTTTAAGACGCTGGCATCCGTTCTTTTGAGTGAAGGTTTGCCCTTTTTAGCTTCTACGACAACAGGCAGTAATTATGTTAAGCCTTTGGAACAATTGGTTATGGTTTTACCACCGCAGTCCTATCATCTTTTACCTACTTCTATTGCTGGAAAACTGCTTCGGGACCATTTCGACTATGTTCCTTACAGCTTTGGCATGGATATGTTTGGAAGGCGGTTTCTTTGGGAAAGTGAACCAATGATTCCATTTTTACCCCGGTCTCTTGCAGAAAGTATATGCCATTCGGTAAAAATTTGAATTCGGATTTATGAGTTATTGTTGTTAAGAGAAGATGTCCCATAACCTAAAGCAATCGCAAGAAATAAATACTATGAGTGGGCAAGATGTTGAGAAGGTAATCACGGAGGTAATTGACGAGTCAGCGACGCTGACTACGTATTCGAGTTTTGATGAGATGAATCTACCGATGAATCTCCTGCGGGGAATTTATTCATTCGGTTTTACTCAGCCGTCAAAGATTCAGAGTCTAGCAGTTGTCCCCTTTATTGGAAAGCGGGATATTCTAGCACAGGCTCAGTCAGGAACGGGAAAGACGGGTGCATTTGCAATTGCATCTCTAGCAAATCTGGATCCGGCTACCTTGCAGCCCCAGATTCTAATTGTTTCGCCGACGCGGGAACTTGCAACACAGACAGCTGCTGTCTATCAGGGACTTGGCACCTATATGGGTGTCCGTGTTCTTGTTGCAGTTGGTGGATCTCCGCGTAACGAAAATGTGTCTGAACTCAAGAAGGGTGTGCACGTAGTTGTAGGCACGCCTGGCCGCATTTATGATCTGGCGCGGTCGCAGCAGCTGAGCTTCCGTCATCTATCATCCTTTATTCTGGATGAGGCAGATGAAATGCTACAGGATCGTTTTGCCGAGCAGATTCGGGAAATTGTCAAGCTTGGTCTTCCTACAAAGTGCGCAGTCGGGCTTTTCTCGGCGACAATGCCGCCCGAAGTTCTTGAGATCGTGAATCTCCTACTCAAGAATCCCGTCCGTATTGTTCTACAACCCGAGCAGGTCACTCTAGAGGGCATTCATCAGTATTACGTGCCTCTTGAGAAGGATGAGTGGAAGCTTGAAGTTCTCTGTGACATCTATGAAGGTCTATCTATCAAGCAGTCACTCATCTACTGCAACACTCGGGAGCGTGCTGAGTGGCTTTATACTAATATGATTAAGCGGGACTTCACTGTATCACTGATCCATGGTGATATGGAGCCGGCAACGCGCGCTGATCGCATGAACGAGTTCCGTAAGGGATCAACCCGTGTTATGATTTCTACGGATTTGCTATCGCGTGGCATCGATGTCCAGCAGGTGTCTTCCGTGATCAACTATGATATTCCGTCACTTGCATCTAAGGAGACGTATGTTCATCGGATTGGTCGTTCTGGGCGTTTTGGCCGCAAGGGAACTGCAATCTCTCTAGTCACGCCGATGGAGTTCCGCAATCTCAAGCATATTTCGGAAATATATCGATTTGCAATGGAGGAGCTGCCGTCGGATCTGAGCAAGGTGCTGACGTAAATGTCTTATCTAATCTTGTTAATTTTGTCTTTATTTTATTTTATAAAACAAAATTTGAACACGCAAAAACATTTCTATTTTGTAGGCATGTCTATTCGTGTTGAATACGTAAAAGCGGAATGGTGCAAGGTTTGCAGGATTCTCCTTCCTGAAGTGGAGGAAATGTGCTCGAAATTTCAAGTTGATCTAAAAGTTCTAGCACTTGAAGACATGGATGATGAGCAGCAGGCCGAAATTAAGTCACTTCCTCTTCTAACTGTGTATGAAGGGGATTTAGTGAAGGAAGTTATTAAGGAAAAAAAGAAGGATAGACTCTATGAAATTCTTTCTGCTGCCGCCGTTCAAATGATTGCTGAATTTTAAATGTGTGGGTTAGGATGAAAAAATATATTTATATTCACATTGCCTGCATTAATCATTGGTTAACTGTTTTTTCATTGTTAATTGAAAAGATTAAGACTAGTGGATTATATGATGTAGTCGATGAAATTCGTCTTGGTATTCTTGGGATCTGTAACTTAAGTATTGAAGATCCCAAATTTAAAATTCGTGGATCATCACCCGATTTATCTTTACATGAAACATTTACATTGAATCTCTTGCATATGGATTCATCTATGGAAGATTTTGAAGTCTTATATATACATACAAAAGGAGTTAGAAAACCTAATAACTCAAATGTTGTCTCATGGACAAATTATTTGATTTATTTTAATATTGAAAAATGGTCTGCTTGTTGCAACTTATTGCAAGAATATGATTGTGTAGGAGTAAATCTTCTTGCAGAACCTAAACCACATTATTCAGGTAATTTTTGGTGGTCTAAATCTTCATATATTCGTCAATTACAACCTTGCAAACAAGATACGTATTATTCTCCCGAATATTGGATTGGAACAGTAGCAGCAGGCAAAAAAGCAGCTTTATGGAATTCAAAATGTCGTCATTATTTAATTCCGTATGCTGAAGAACTATATAAGGATAAACCGGTAGAATTTTATAGCTTATAAGAGAAATGGCTCTTGAGTTAAAAAACCTTGAAATTATTTGGGATATTGTTTTAGTTGAATTTCATAAAAGTTTCATAAAATCTCAACAACCAGATGCAGATTCAAGAAAAATCAAAGATGAAATGCTTAGAAGTCTCCGGTATGGATTAGAACCTTTTATTTATAAATACTTATCTGAAACATATGGACCTAAACTTTCCGAATTTTGGAGAACATGGACACCACCTCTACGAGCAAAACGCGCATTTGTTCTTGTTGAACGAAGATCCCATCCAAATATGTGGTTTATTCTACGAAATATGGCATGGGCGGGGCCTACAATGTCTATTTACATTGTCTGCTCAGATGAAAATTATCTTTTTATTAAAACGTTGCTGGGTGATAAAGCTGAGCATGTTACCTTTTTACCTTTTTTTAAGGGTAATCCACCTCTCGATCAAGCAATCCAAGAGTATTGTGATTTATATACAGATTACCGATTGTATGAACTGTTTGCATCTCATGGAGTTGAATATATTTTAACAGTCCAAATGGATGTGTTTTTTAGAAAACAACTTACCGATGAGCTATTCTCTACAGAATATCTTGGCGCAGCATGGGCGTGGCTGCAGAATGGTGGTGGATGCGGCGGGGCATCAGTTCGTCTTGTTTCAAAAATGTTTGAAGTCTGTAAACGATTTCGTCCAGATTTAAGTGTAAAATGTCCTGGTGCTGAAGATGGATGGATTGATGATAAACTGAAAGAAATGGGACATGTTTATCCCGAATTTAATCAAAGAGCTAATTTAATTATGGAATCAGTTTGGGTTGAAGATCCTTATATAATTCATCAATATTGGACTTTTTTGGGAAATGGCATAATATTAATAAATAACAAAGATGACTTCTTGGAAAAATTTGTTTATTTTTATATTAAACTTAATATTTAGTTCTATTTAAGATAATCAATCTAATTTATCCTAATTATATGTTTGATACAATAATTTCAGGTATGTGGGAAATTGTTCAAAAAGAAAATATTAAATTCCTTAAGTATCCTGATAAAGATATTCCTGCAATGAAGGATTATTATACAATGCAACGACTAAGAAATTTACGAATTGCATTGGAGCCTATGGTTTTTAATCAATTAAATGAAACATATGGTAAGAAATTAAATGATTTTTGGGAAACATATACACCACCTTTGCGATCTAGCAAGACATTTGTGGTCATTGAAAGAAGATGTCATCCAAACATGTGGTTTGTTCTACGCAATATACTTTGGAGTGGATCTTCTCTTGGCATGAGTATTGTTATTTATTGCTCTGATGAAAATGAAGGATATATTCGTGGTCTTCTTGCAGATAAGGTTGATTCATTTCATATTATTCCTTTTTTTAAAGGTGAAGGTGATGCAAAGAATGGAATTATTGATTATAATGATTTGCTAACACGATACACTACATACGAACAGATTCTAGATCTAACTGGGGCTTCCTACATGATCACTGTTCAGATGGATAATTATTTTAGAAGAAAAATGATTAATGAACTTTTCATTCACGATTATTATGGTGCACCGTGGGCTTGGGATCATACTGCTCCTGGAGGAAGTGGTGTTACGTTTCGACGGATACAATTAATGATTGATATCTGCAAGAAATATCGACCTGATCTGCAAATCTTAATAGAAGAGACTGGTGAAGATTGTTGGTGGAATAATGTGTTACGATTAGAAAAAGCACATATTCCATTATTTAGTTTTCGTTGGCGTATTATTAATGAATCATCGCATTTATGTATAATAGAAGATGAAAAGCAGCTTTCATTTTATAATCCATTTATAATTCATCAATCATGGACATATATTGATATGAATTGGACATTTGATCTTTATATTAATTATTGGCGCGCTCTACTGGAAATTAAAATTTAAAAAGTAGTGTAAATGAGCACAGAAGCAGATGATTCATATATTTCAATGATGTATGAATTAACTGAAAAAACACAAGCAAGGACACTTAACAAATTTCAGACCACAAATGACAGGGAAAAAATTATAGCATGGGATACTGAACGGTATCAGAAAATTCGAGCAGAGACTGAACCTCTTGTTTTTGCTCATCTGCAAGAACGCTATGGAAAGATACTAACTAATTTCTGGCAGACTTATTTACCACCGTTGAGGGCTCCTAAAGCTTTTGTTATCTGCGAACGACGGGCTCATCCTAATATGTGGTTTATTCTTCGGAACATTGCTTGGGCTGGTCCCGATATGGCTGTCTTCATTTTTTGTTCGGATGAGAACTACGGGGCCATTCGCGCGCTTCTTGGAAATAAGGTGAATTCTTTTCATTTAATACAATATTTTCAAGGAAATCCAGTCGACAGAAAAGATGCAATTCGGGAGTTCAATAATTTCTATACGAATTATCAGGTTTACGAGCAGATTGCTGCTTTATCTGGTGCTGAATATATTGTAACTGTTCAAATGGATAACTATTTTAGAAAGCGACTTGTTCCTCAACTCTTTGTAGGTGATTATTACGGAGCATGCTGGACTTGGGATTTTGATTTGGCGGGGGGCGGAGGATTAACCATGCGTCGTGTTCAAAAAATGATTGAACTGTGCAAAGAGCATAGACCCAATATTATGTTGGATGTGGCTGAGTGCGCGGGTGAAGATTACTGGATTGCTTCTAAAATTAAGTCTGATAAGTATCCAGATGTTTTAGACCGATTGGGTATTTTCTTAGAAAGAAGCGTTATTGTAGTGATGTCTGAAAAAAAAGGGTTTATTATTGATCCATATGCGGTCCATCAAACATGGGCGTATTGCTACCAAGAATTTACACGGGATGAATATTTATTTATTTGGAAGGAGCTTTTGACGTTGAAATTGTAACTATGGCTATTAACCTGTAAGGGAAGACCATGATACAGGAAAGCGCTTTTCTAGCAGATCCGAAACCTGCTGCGCATAGTCACGAATCTCCTTCTGTGCATCGGGAGCATTTCTCAGATTGCAGAGCCGGGCATATGCATAAAGTGATCCCGTCTCAATGAACTCAGTCATCATTGACTGAGGTAGGATAAAACGAGCCTGCTCGGGACAAACACCGGACTCTAGCAGAGAATTATAAAGATCTAGTGATTGCTGGTGCCAAAGATGAACCTTATCAATCACTTCACTATGCTTTTCAATCGGATAATCCATGGAACCCTGCTTTACTGAAGGATTGCGCTGACGCCACATCGTGGGTTCAAAGAACTCAGGATCTGTGTCTACATAACGACGACTAATCTCATTGCGGGAGAAACCGACTGTATGACGAAACCATTCGCGGGCAATGGGAATCGGCATCTTGAAGCGAAAACGGATCTGGGGATGAAAGAAGGGACTTACATGCTTGTGTGTTGCTAGATATTTGATTAGCTTTGCATCACCGGGAGTCATCTGTGTTGACTCCTTGCCCATTGATACACGCGCGGCATTTACTACAGTCAGGTCTGATCCGAAGACTTCTAGAAGTTCAATTACTGGGGTGGGCATTTCTTCTGGTTTTGTTTCTTGCACGGATTATACTTCAAATTTTGTTGCCTGGGCTAAGACAAATTTCGGGTCTTATAAATGGAATGGCTAACGCTATGCCACCTCTTCGTCCTAATTGGGCCGACATTGGTTATCATATTACTGATCCAAAAGATTTGATTATTGGTCAAGACTATTGGATTATAGATAAAGAATTTGGAAGAATACCTAGACCTATAGGAGTTTTAATTAGCTATGGAACTCTAATTACAAAACAAGAACCAAATGCTCGAGGTCGGATTGACTTGTATTTTGAAAACACGCATCAATTTAGTGATGATCGTATTCCTATAGCACATAATAATTTTTGGACAGGATTTGCTTTTGAAAATTTTTATACGGTTTCAATACCATTGTTACAAGGGCCGCTTCATGAAAGAAAATCACGCACGAGAAAATTCCGGAAAAATACGAGGACCCGACGCCTTAAGAAGCATCGCCTTCGTTAACTTGGTTGGCGGTTTATTATACTTGAGTTTTCTTGTCTGCTTTATTTCATGTGGGTAAGCGTATGTTTTTTCGGATTTGAAAGATTTTGAAAACATATTTTGTAATTCAGTTGTCGGTAGCTTTTTGAAGATCCACGCATTCTTGCAGACTTGCTCCTTGTAACCTGCTTTTAGACACTTTTTTGTAAATTGTCTAATAGAAGATTTCTTCATTCATACTTATATTTCTGATTTTTAATGGAAATCTTTGTTTACATGCTTCTGCAAAACATCAACCTGCTTCATCATGATGTTTAGATCTCTAAGGCGATCAGGTTCCTTAAGTTCATGCTTTGCCTTCTCAATTGACTGTTTGAGGGCCTTGATTGACTTTTTGTAATTGTTAATTTTACTTTTCATTCCCTTCGCCTTGGCTAAAACCATCCATCCGAGCTTTTCAAACTCAACCTTGCGCCACTCATGGAGGTTGTGAAATGTGACATTATAACGAGCTAGAGAAGATCCGGCGGCTCTTGATTTTCTGCTTACCTTGCGTGTCATTGGCATTCTTTATAACTATTGTCTAGATTTTTTTTTGCCTTCTTTTTATTACGGAACTTTACGGGGTAAATTTGAATCATCTGAGAAAATAGGTTGCTGGCATGGAACAAGATACTGGTAAGAAACGTTTGAATAGAAAAGATCAGTTTTATACAAAAGCCTCTGTGGCTAAGAAATGTGTGGACAAGATTCTTGCAACTGTGCCTTCAGGTTCTAGCTACCAATGGATTGAACCTTCTGCTGGAAATGGTGTATTCTTAAAATGCTTGGCTCAGAACTTTGATCGCATAGGTATGGATATCGAACCAAAAGATCCAGAAATTTTCGCAACGGATTTTCTTGCATGGATTCCTACAACATATCGTAAGCGGATTTTCTTTGGTAATCCTCCTTTTGGCCGCCAGGGATCTCTAGCAAAGGCATTCATTAAACATGCTGCATCCTATGCTGATTACATTGCTTTCATTCTACCACGATCTTTTGTAAAACCTAGTATGTCACGGGCTTTCCCTCTTGCTTTCCACTGCATTTTAAGTGAAGATGTGGAGAAGAACGCATTTGAAGTTAATGAAACGGCATATAATGTGCCGTGCGTCTTTCAAATATGGGAAAAGAGGGTTACTGATCGTGTGCTAGAGCCACCTGTGGATGCAGTTGGATTTGAATATGTTAAGGAAGGGTTTCACATTGCATTTAAGCGCGTGGGTGGTTTAGCAGGAAAATGTTATTCTGCTTCTGCTTCTGCTTCTGCCGAATATAATCCCCAATACCATTATTTCTTGAAGCTGGAAGACCAATATGTTCCATTTATACAAAAAATCATCGATTTAGTGAATGTGCATGTGTTTCCTACAAATACTGTTGGAATGAGGAGCCTTTCTAAGACGGAGGCTAATCGTGTTCTGAATCAGACTCTTGCATCTCTGTTTCCTTCTCCTCAACCTTTTCTTCCTTCTTAGAATTCCTTACGCGGGCCGAGAAAGGATACTCTGTCTCAAGAGTAATTCCATGATGGGTCGGTGTTGAGCTTCTTGCAAGAATACACTGTGGATACTTCTCTAAGAATTGATCGAGGTTGCGAATGCTGCATTGGAGTCGCCGTTGCGTCTTTGAATCCACCTTGGGAGCATAAGAAATCCAGCCACCACTTTTTTCCTTTAGCGACTTGGCTGCCTGCTTATAATATTTTTGATGCTCTGCCGTTCTTGCATTTGGTGGAATGGCTTTCACATAAGTGTCCAGGGCCTTTATCTCATCGCGGGTAACTGTGCCAAACATAGCCTTCATGAAAACGGAATCAATTTTGAGAACAAGAGTCTCAACAATCTTTCTGCAAGAAGGGAGTTGCTTGAACCGAAATACAACCATTGCATGATTCTCCGTCATGTCGTAGGAAAAGAATCTCAGTGCATCACCGCAATCAATTGCATTGCTTCCGGTGGTCTTAATACTTTCTGTCTGTGTTTTATCGTAGTGGTTTTCCTGCTTGCTGATGTCATGAACTCCTGTATCATTGGACTTCGGTGGAAGATTGTGGATACGAGTCCTTACGAGATTTTCAATTACAAAGCCGAACTCTTGGGAACGAGGCATCTTTTACTACTGTTTATTGCCTTTAACCTCTTGCCTTATATGATTTTCAATTTTTTCGAGTTCTGTATAACTTTCTGTTTCGCTTGTTCCGCGTATGACGACGAGGATTACGTAGTCTTGTATTCGCTCGTTGAGCAGCAGGAGTAGGAGCAGCAGGAGCAGGAGCAGCTTCTTCAACACCAGCAGGAGCAGCTTCTTCAACACCAGCAGGAGCAGCTTCTTCAACACCAGCAGGAGCAGCAGGAGCAGGAGCAGCAGGAGCAGGAGCAGCAGGTTGTTCAGATTCCATCTTATTTGCTAACTTAATAATTTCAACAGCTTGATCAGATCCTTTTTGATTTCCTTCTCTATACCAAAAAGAATCTGCATTATACAAGAAAGGCCTTTGGTCAAAGCGATTATCATCCGGTGAATAATTTGTTGCATGGATTGAAGCTGTAATTGTTGTCATCTTATTTCGTGTTAGTGTATAGTAACCCCAGAAATTTAGAACCTTAAACGCAATTAATTTTGGTGTAGCTGGCACACGAGTATCTGTATATTTTATGTTAGACTCTTCATCTTTTTTAATTGTGCTTAAAAAAGGTTTATCAGGTCCAATATAATCTTTGCACATCTGCTGAAACATTCCCATCGCACCTAATCCATCGCGTTTTCTCAAATTACCCAAATAATATATTTCAGCATAGGTCATGCCAATATCAACTTCATCATCTTGAACAATTTCATTACCTTTTTTATCTAAGGTAGGTGGGGCTAATTCGGGAGAAGCAGTTACTTCCAAGATTTCTTTAATAATGCGAAATCCTACAGGTGGTTCAATATCACTTCCATCTTTATATTTCATTGTAGTTCTAGACCCATTAATAGTAAACTTTTGTTCCATAGATTGTAACGCAGCAGCTCGTTTTGTCTCATCTTGTATCAAGTCAATTTTCTCCATTTGTGCATCATAAATTTGTTTAAATGCATCTAAACTTGTATTTCTTGTATTTATTGGTGTAGATTTTTCTGGACTATATTTTACCTCATAACACCACTTCAAAAATTTACGTAAATCAGTCTTTGAAAAAGATCCAATTGGATTTATATCTGCACTTGATGCATCATATTTTGTGTAAAATCCTCTTAAAGATTCGTCCGAATTGGAACTTGCTAGAACTAATAAATATCGTGCATTTGCTCTTTCAGATATAATATCATTATTTATTTTCATGAATTCTGCTGTAGGCGGGTTGGCATTTGTCAAACTATTTCTTGCTTGCTGATATGCAGCCCACTCATCTGCGCCTTTCACTTCTTGGTTGTAACGATGACCCGGAAGAATTTGTGCCAAATAGTATGCTGTAATCATTCGTAGACGAGCTTGAACATTCTGAATTGCTAAATGCTGTTGTAAATCACCATAATTTGATAAGAATCGAGGAATATTTAATCTATCTTGCTGTCTAAGTTCCGCGCCTGTTTTATAAGATATTTCATCATCTTTTCTTGTTAAAATTTCAAATGTCTCTTCATTAACAATGTTTTGCATTGCTAAAAAAGGCTTTTGTAGAGGAGCTACTATGTGATATGAACCCAAATTAATTGCTAGAATTGTGGCATATCTCATGATTGCAGGAGTATTATATTTAGTCGGCATATTGCAGGTGTGTAAAAAAATATTTACTAGATCTTGTGTTATAGCAGTTTCATTTTCTATTTTTGCATAAATTTCCGGATGATAATTAACTTTTTTTTTTGCAGAAATTTGTCGTATAATTATGTTGTTTAATTTATTTAGTATAAGATCTTTCATTTTGTAAGATTCTCCTTCTTCGATTAACGTGTCAAGATTTACTAAAGTAGGTAGCGGTCTTAGATCTTTCAAAAGACTCAATACCTTATCACACATGTAAAATACCATCATTGCTGTAGATGAACTATCTACACCGCCACTTAATGGCAAGAAAAATCCACCCGCTTGTGATCTGCATAAATAATCCCATAAATGACGAGAAATACCTAACGCCATTTCCTCTTCTAATTCATAAAATTCTGTATTTGTTTCTTCGTTCTGTCTTTTATTTAATCCTTTTGCCGCTCGGTTGATATCATCTTTTGACATTGGTGCATCATATTTAACAGTGTCTATTGCTTTTAGTGTGTTGTCAGCCTTACTTGTCATATTAAATTCAACTTTCACTCTTGGCAACTTTATTTCTTTCTGCGATGCCTGCAAGTTGCGACTAACTACACTTTCACGATATGCACGAACATGATCCAAATTTACAAGAGCAGAAACAACTTCAACATCTGCAAATGATAAATGTTCACCAATATTAATACAATCGCCATTCAAATAAATCATTCCATTTCCATCAAAGACTACGCGGTTTCCTTCGCATCCTAGCAGATTTGAGTATAAGTAAACACCGCCGTTGCGCTTTGTGGCAGAGCTAATAAGGTCATGGCGATACTTGTATTTTCCAATCTGCCAATGCGAACCCGATCCATTTGTAATAATATCTACACCCTCTAATCCTAGCATAATGTTCGGACTTTGAGGTGTAAAAAGTTCTTCGCATGTTTCGGATGCAATTGTTGCATCATTTGTTTCAATAATACCTATGCCGAAAGGAATGTCACCATGATTAGGAATTAATTCGTTCGCAATAAATTCGGGGGAAAATTCAGTTAAAGGAAAGTTTTCAAAATCTTTACCCAGCTTTTCCTTTGACCATGGCGTGAACCAACGGCTTTCGCGGTAATTGCCATCATCGGCCAACCACATCTTAGGCCTGATGAGCAAAATGCGGGTTTTATTATCTTCGTTTTTTAAATAAAAAATACGGCAATTATACCGAACTCCTGTGATAATCATCGGCATTCCAATATCGCAAATAATATTAGGCGGAGAAGCAGCCACAATCATCTCAAAGGATCTGATTGAAAACTTATAAGTATCTAATTCATAAAAATGGTCTTCGCAACTGTATCCAGGAACTTCTAATTCCGGTCCTATTCTGTATTTACAACCTCTAGCAGCTGCTTCCCTGATAGAGCGAATAATACGAGCACGATTTCCCTTGAAATCAAGAACCCATTGATTCAAATTGCAGGTTGCGACATTTGCAATGGCTTGATTTAGATGGAAATTAGTCGGCGGACTTGCTCCTGCGACTGCACCAAATAATGACATTATTTATTCTATTTACTATTTTGAATTTAGTTTTGTGTAATTACCGTTTTATCCAATAAAATTCAGTTTCATCTACCTTAATGAGGGGTGAATCAATCTTTCGTTCTTCTCTAAATTCATCTGTTGCTCTCTTTGCACCCACCCAAAATCCATAATCATCAATTATAATTATTCCTCCAACAACAACTTTATCATATAATTTGTCCAAACAAACTTTTGTCTAATCATACCAATCTCCGTCCAATCGAAGAATTGCAATATCCCCAATTAAATCAATATATTTATTTATTGCAAATACATCTTGAAAAAAACCTTTAATAATAGTTGTATTTTGTCCGTTTAAATTGAGGCTAGTAAATGTTTCAAATACACTTTCAATTCCTTGTGAAAAATTAGAACCAATAACATACTCAATAGGCAACTTATTATAACTAATGTCTATATCTTGTTCCACTATATTTGGCATTCCTTCAAAGCTGTCAAAGCCAAATACTTTATTGTTCACTCCAGACATTGCAGCCATTAATGCTAGACATCCGCCTTTAGCAACACCGCATTCAACAAAGGAAAGATTTGTATTATTAAATAAATTGCATTTATCGTGGATATTAATTAATCGCTCTCGGCTAATGAGTGTTCTTTCTTTTGCAATGATCTCTTCTATTAGATTATACTTATGCATTTCTTCGGATTAATATTATTTCAGATTTGCTAGAACGCAAATTTATTTAGTCTTAATAGAGATGCCCATCTGTTCAATCTGTAAAATAAATCACCATTCTACTATTGCTAATCATGAAAAAAGTCCTAGTCACAAGGCCAAACTTAAGGAACAAGCGTTAGCTGCGAAACAGACTAGGGAGGCTAAATTAACCGCACCGCAATATGCTAGAAATGCTGAGCAAGCATTTGAAGATGTAAGTTTTGGTAGCGTAGCAAGTGGTAGCGTAGCAGGAGGAGGAGGAGGAGGTAGCGTAGCAGGAGGAGGTGGTAGCGTAGCAAGTGGTAGCAATACATTTTTGCCTGGTGGAGGAGCGGGTGGCAATCCTTTTACGGGGTCAATGGAAGAAGAATTACCAGAAACAGAACTATCACATGAAGATTTGCGTGCAAAAATTCAAGAACTTCTTATAGAAAAACAATTGCACCCCCTGACAGGAAAGGGATCTACAAATTCTAAAATACAAAACTTAATGGAACTTGCAAAAAGATTACCTTTTGTATCTCCACAACAGCAATCTCAGCAACCTGCTTCAGATCCTAGAGGAGAACTACCTCAACATTATACAAATAATATGGGTGGCGGAGGAGGCGGAGGAGGCGGAGGAGGCGGTGGTAGCGTAGCAAGAGGAGGTAGCGTAGCAAGAGGAGGTGGTAAAAAACGAAAGTCTGTAAAAAGAAAATCTTTGCGAAAGAAGTCTCTTAAGCGCAGATCTTAAGAATCCTTCTTATATTCAAGTTTCAGCACAGGTTTCTCCTTAAGAACTTGAATTGTTGCTTTTGGACAGTCACCCGGATAGAAAGTCATTTCATATTCGCCTTTATAGAAGATATGGAATGCAGGAAGCTTTCTAATCTCATCCTTATCTTCCTCATAGTCATGAGAAAAAGGTCTAATTATAATTTTTACGTTCTCATGCAGAGCAAACTTCAAGATTTCATTAAAATTCCCTTCGCCTTTGCGTCCATCAAAGACACAGTGAATTGTAAAGTCTTCCATTTTTTCTCAACCAAAAATATGAAATATATAATTTCAATTTTTTAATATTTTTTATGTTATATTACGCTCGGCTGAGCTCAGCGAACTTGGAGACCCATATCTTGAATCGCTCATCACCCCGCTGAAGAAGCTGCGCCTTTAGCATTGCCTCCGTGCTATGGGCCTGTCCAGCATAGGGAAATGCTTCAATCGTTGTAATGCCATCCCTGATAATAATCTGTGCACGATCATTTATGATTGAGATGCGTGTCTGAGGAGAAGGAATAGGAATCGGCTGATCCTCTCCACCAATGTGAATTTCAGCAGACTTAGTGTCTACATGTGAAATAATTGACTCATCCTCATCCTCATCGTCAGAATACGGAGGTGGAGAAGGAGGATGAACTGAGGGCGAAGGAGAAGGAGACGGTGAAGGTGAAGGTGAAGGAGTCACAGGCACAGGAGAAAACTTTTCAAAATAAGCCTTAATCTGGTTCCACTTCTCCTTTCTCAGATGCTCAATTAGCCGACGGAAGTGCAGCGGCACACTCTTGCCATCAAACTGGTTCTTGTTCTCTTGAATCTGACCAATGTGATCAAGATGGCTGTTCTGACTAGAGATAGGATTGTAGCGAACTTCGCACTGAAGAAGAATCAGCTCATAATGACAGTCTGCACCACCGCGACGAGTCTCCATACCCCTCTCCGTGGGAATCAGACCAATAAACTGATTGTTGCGCACAAACTTAGTTCCATTGAGGAAAAGCAAGTTATCCTTCGAATCTGTTCCAACATGAATCTTATTATACTGACCAATGTTTTCAATCGCATTCACCATCTTAGGATTTGCAGATGTAGTATCAAAGACTTCCTTCTCGTTACGAAGACCAATGTAGGCAACATAATCACCAATATGCTGAAATCCAAGAAGTCCATTGATCACCGGCTCAGCCTTCGTAGCACACCGCTTCTCCATCTGCTTGACCTCATAGTCCGTGTCATCAATCTTGCAGATAAAACGGTCCTTCTTGGTCTGAGGATTATACCAGTTCTCAATAGTATACTCGTCATACCCCTTATAGAAAGAAGGCTTAGGCGCATTAAAGTAGTTATACATGTCAATCTTCTTGTAGCCCTGCATCTCATGGTGCTGATAAAGAAACTCAACATCATCCCGACCAAAGACAATTCCAATACGATTCATAAGATCAGTCATTGAACTCTGCTGGATTGGTGTGAAGTTCTCCTCAAGAACCTCTGCAAGAGTATCCGAGTAGTAGAACTGAATACTAGTTCCACAGAAATCACTGTTATAAAGCATTCCATGTAGACGACGCTCATCCTTGAACTGCTGGATCTCTGCCTCCGTCATAGGGCGAAATTGAATCTTGCCCGTATAAATACCCTTATCGTGAATAATATCCCATGGAACAGTTACACAGATGTATGGGCCTTCAGGCTGCCGGCTGTAGATTGTGACAGGTGACTTGTCACTTAGAATAGATAGAGACGGCTTCGCACCGATACCAGACACACCGCGGCTCTTATCATTGATGTGATTCTCCTTGTGGAGAGAAAACATATTCTTGGCTCCCTGCATATCCATACCATATCCGTTATCAATGATACAGATATAGTTACCCTTGTTGTCAAAGATAATCTTGTTCGTATTTGGAATCTCAGATGACTCCCTATTGCGTCGATCAAGTGAATCAAGAGAATTGGCTACAAGCTCAAGAAGACACTTCTCAGGCGTGAAACCGCGGCGGGCAAATCCATTCAGATACCCGCGCTCATTAATATCTCCGCCAAATTCAATTACAGGATTCATTGCATCTGTTGGATCCATTGTTAATTACTGTGCCTGTTCTTTTACCGCATCCTGTTCAAATTTTTTTCGTATTCACTAAATGAAATTAGTCTATCCTCTTCCTCATCATACAATGTGTATTTCAGTGATTCTAGTCCTTCCCAAAAAGTAATTCGCTTAACGGATTGGAACATTTCGGGTGGTGCATCATCGTGGCATGCCTGTAAGTTATAAAGCGGCACAGCAACACTCAAATGATGGATATGATGATATTTTTAATTTCCGGGTGATACTCAAAAAATGTAAACCATTTTATATAATCTTTTCCAAATCTTCCTGTGAAAAACCCATTTTAATCAATTTCTCTATTCTTGATGGATGAAGCGCAACTTCTTGCAGCTCATCCTTAAATAAGGCCGTTCTTCTTCCAATAATTAATTGTTTTAACTTTTCTATTTCTACATGAGCATATTGAATTTTTCTTACAAATTTGTTGAAAGGCTCATTCCATCTCTTCTCGAATGATATTGTTGTCAGAAGTGTTTGAATTTTACTACTTGATTCTTTATCCAAATCGGTGCAGTGCTCAAGTTGGCGTAATTCAGAATAGGGATCATGTATATCATCCGACGACAACAATCTTTTATGTCTATTTGCTATTGTTAGCTTTCTAGGAGGAGGAGGAGGAATTTCATCAAACTCATCATCATGTGGATAATTTATACTGCATTCATTGTATCTGCACAGACTCTCTGAAATATTAGTGATTGAATCCGGAAAATTATGGTCAAACATAAAGAGTGATGTATCGCATCTAAGATGAGTTATTTTTGAAAATTGTATTGTAGTTAACTTATTATTAACGCAACTAACTTTTTCCAAGCGCTTTGACATAACAAGCTTTGTTATCTGTGTATTGTCGCAGGCAAGTTCAAGCAAGTCGGGTGGAAGATCTAGATTTTTTAATGGATTATGACAGCAATGCAATTCACGTAATTCAGATCCTTCAAGATCTAAGTTCGTTAATAAATTATTGCAACATTTGAGTGTAAAAAGAGTTTTAGGTAAATTAATGCAGCATTTATAGAATGGAGGATCAAATTTAAACGATTTAATATTGTTTTGACAACAATTTAAGAAAGTTATTATAGAGTCCGTTGGAAAAAATAATCTTTCAATCTTGTTCATAGAGCAATCAAGCTCTTGCAGAAAAGATGTTAACCAAATGCAGATCAATTTATTATTACTAACATTAACTCTTCTAACTGTTATTGGCAAGTCAATTTCATAGAGTTTACAATTTGATGCGTTTAGAACTGATAGAAATGGAAGCCCAGATAGTCTTTCAATTGGATTATTAGAGCAATGAAGCACATCAAGCTCTTTGGGAAGATTGTTTAAATATTTAATATCATTGTTTGTGCAATCAAGTGTTCGTAGACCCATCGGTAAATTATCCAATGCTTTTATTTGACCATTTTTGCAGGAAAGATTCAGTAGAGTTTCGGGAAGATTATCTAAAGATTTTAGATTGTAATTACAATCACAAATCAAGTTTATAAGATTTGGAGGAAGATTATCTAAATACTGAATATTATTGCTGGAAATATTTAATTCTATCATGCTTGAAAAGTCCCAGAAAGTGGGGTAGGCTACAATATATTTTGTAATGTTAGTATTTGAAAGATTTAAGGACGTCGATTTTGTTCTATTATATTCGCGGCACTGCCTAATAACTCTGTCAATCGGTGGCAACTCATCCAAAAAACCATCATCGTAACTTTGATGAAGATACGCATCATAATCTTCTATTTCATCTCTATACCTGAAATCTCCTAAGTAATCACCTTCGGCGTCAGAATGTGAATCATAGTATCCTGCAAAGAACTCATCTTTATGAACTATTCTTTCATAGACGGGTGCCCAGTCATTTGATTCTGGTTTAATATTATAGGATGAACCAAAATAATCTTTTTGTTCTTCTGTTAGAGGTGGATTTCCTTCATTTTCTAGAATGAAAAAACTTTCATCTTCCCCTTCCTCTTCTCCTGCATAAAAAAGTTCATCGTTTTCATAGTATTCATGTTCAATAAAATCTTCACGGTTTCCTTCAGAATCATATTCCATTGATGAAATGTAGATTCGTGGTTTAAAGAAAGACGGGGGCTCGTAGTCTGCCCACGTATCATGCATTATTCTGCTTTGGCTGTTATCTTTTAGATCTTTTTTCATTCCATTAGTAGGATGGCGGAGTTTAGAGATGATGAGGGTCGTGATCAATTTGGTCTTGATAGCCGCGATGGTCTTGGATTCTCATTTAACCGTTCGGGTGTGCGTGAATTTATCCGCGCTGATGATGATGGTGTTGTAACTCATCGTCTTTTTATTTACCAGAATGGATCATCGCCTAATCAAATTGAATATCAAGAATCAGAGATTTTTGGAAAAGATCTTCCGGTTCTTACTCCTGCTTGGCAGTTCTATGGTAATGCACCTGAAAAAAGAGGTCTTGGTAGACCCGCTCCTTCTCATGTTCCTGAATTAGCTAGAGGTGGTAGAGGTGGAGGTGGTGGTGGAGGTGGAGGCGGAGGCGGAGGTGCTGGTGGTGCTGGTGGAGGTGGTGGCAGATATGGTAGAGGTGCAGATGGATCACCCGCATTGGCTGGAGGTCGCAGAGGTGGACTTGGATATAGACATAGAAATAGAAGTCGCAAGAATAAACATTAATTTTTTCGCGTTTGCTTTTTGCTTTTGAAAACCATTTTTTCATATCCATTATTCTTGCCATTTAACTTAAAACCCGCCTTAGTATAACATTTTTTAGCTGAAGTATTATTCTTTTTTACAATAAGAAAGACTTTTCCTTTTGCTTTTTGTGTCAGTTTTTTACACTTCTCATTGCATATCCTTGACCTCTATATTTGGGATTTGTGTAGATCATATTAATTTCGCATTTTCCATATGAAGGGCATAGCAAACGAGCAGTTGAAATAATTGTCTTGCCTTCATGCGTTAACATAAAATTAGTTTTACGTTTTTCCTTTTCTGCTTCCTCAAGAATATCTTGATAAGATACCGGGTGTCCACGAAAATCTGTAATTGATTTCTCAAATGATTTTTTTAGGTCGCCTGATAATGGTAATACGCTACCCCAGCCTGTTAATCCCGCTGAACTACTTTTAGATCCGCAGCCTGTTGAGCAGAGTCGCAAAAGAAAATCTAGAAGGTCAAAATCACTGCGTAAGAAAAGAACCCGTAAAAATAAGAATTAAATTTTAAACTGCAAGAAACTCTGGCTTTTCCCTTCGTGTATACTGAATAATTCCTTTTTCCCCTTTTGCAACCTTATAATAGTGATGATAACATTCAATAGGATCATCACTGATTTTATACTGCGGTAGCATTGCTGTCACAAATGGCTGGAGGCCGAGATCCGGTAGATCCGGTGGGTTCTCCATCAGGAAAAGCGCATGCTCCATACATGCATGTTCTTTACCATATCTGTAATGGAATTCATTCCCAATCTCTACTGCTAGATCGACAGCCCATTCATAGTTCTGCATGGAAGCACGGATCCATTTTGTGCAAGGATGATGGAGATGAACTGGCCTGTAACCTTGAGTTCCATTGTTTTGAGTGGGAGCTTCTTTTAGAGATTTAGGGATTTCTAGCAGTTTCTGTGCTTTTGAGATAGCGACTGCTGATTTCTGGTTTAGCAGTTCCGGGTATTCTGCCGTGTAATGGGCGGAATACAGCATTTGGCATGCTTCGAGGATCATCTTGACTACATGCTTGTCTACATGGGCTTGCGCTGCATCCTTAGGATTTAGTGATAAGATAAAGAGATTCATCTTCAGGTTTTGGGGTTTGGACTTAAGGGAATTCAATTTTTACGGGTGGACTTCGAGTCAAATACCCAACTATATCAGCATATCACATTATTGCTATACCATATACAAACCCTACTACCCCGGTATCCTTTACCTTTATGTTAGTTAACCAGCAGTAAGATTTATAATTGAAAACTGGAATCAAGGATTACCTGAAGATTTAGCACCTTTGATTTTAGGAAGCCATAAGGTTCCGCAAGAATTTGGATCTAGACAATATACAAGAAGATGCAGATGCAAGGTCCGGAAAAGTAAAACGCGTAAATTATAAATATTTCTACGTTGATGAGTAGGGATGATATCAGAAAAGATTGTTTCTATTCCACAATTTGAACAACTTATGAAAACCGGTCTTAAAGAATCATTTGAGAATTCTATCAAGGATTTACGCGGACACTGCGTTTCATATGAAAATATAGTTAATGAAGCGGCTAAAGATAAACGCACAACTAAAATCGCTTTAACACATGACGGCTCAAAAGTTATATCCACTGCTCGTTTGCTTTGCCCTGATAAAGGAAGATGTGAAATCAATATGGTCTATACGAATCCAGCCTATAGAGGGCAAGGATACGCCATGAAAAGTGTTAAAAAACTAACAAAGAAAGCTAAAGGCAACGTGTATCTTATTGTTAAGAAGAATAACATTTCAGCAAAAAGATGCTATTCTAAGGCGGGCTTCGTCTTTAGTAAAATAGATAATGGATATAACCAAATGGTTTTTAAGAAAAATCAAACGCGTAAAAATTGACTCTTCTGCATCATATCTTGCATTATCAATAATAATGCCTATAAAATGCGAACATGAAGGATGTGAATCTAGACCAAGTTTTGGTAATAAAAGAGGAAAAAGTAGATTCTGTGTTAAACATAAGACAGCTGAAATGGTGAATGTAATTTCCAAGCGATGCGAACATGAAGGGTGTGATTCTAGACCAAACTTTGGAATAAAAGGAGGCAAAGGTCGCTTTTGTGTAATACATAAGACGGTTGAAATGGTGGATGTTAATCATAAGCGATGTGAACATGAAGGGTGTGATATTAAAAATCCAAACTTTGGAATAAAAGGAGGCAAAGGTCGCTTCTGTGTATCACATAAGACGGCTGAAATGGTGGATGTAATTTCCAAGCGATGCGAACATGAAGGGTGTGATAGTCAACCATCCTTTGATATCACAGGAGGCAAAGGTCGCTTTTGTGTATCACATAAGACGGTTGAAATGGTGGATGTTAATCATAAGCGATGTGAACATGAAGGGTGTGATATTAAAAATCCAAACTTTGGAATAAAAGGAGGCAAAGGTCGCTTTTGTGTATCACATAAGACGGCTGAAATGGTGGATGTAAAAAATAAACGATGCGAACATGAAGGGTGTGATAGTCAACCATCCTTTGATATCACAGGAGGCAAAGGTCGCTTCTGTGTAATACATAAGACGGTTGAAATGGTAGATGTAAAAAATAAACGATGCGAACATGAAGGGTGTGATTCTAGACCAAGTTTTGATATCACAGGAGGCAAAGGTCGCTTTTGTGTAATACATAAGACGGCTGAAATGGTGGATGTAAAGTCTAAGCGATGTGAACATGAAGGGTGTAACATACGCAGATTATATGGTAAACCAGGTCATCAAAAAAGCCATTGTGCCAAACATCGGCAAAAGGGAATGATTCGTCGCCCTAATTCAAAATGTGTATCTTGCAAAGAATTAGCGATTTGGGGCACAAATTGGATTCCAAAACATTGCGAAGGGCATAAAACTGCAGATGAACAAAATCTAGTAGAGCAGCCCTGTATATCCTGTAATCTGATGTATATCCTAGATAAGGAGAACAAATGTGAAAACTGTAATCCAGAATCATTTGCAACTGCTCGTTTAGCCAAACAGAATGCTCTTATGGCATATTTAGATGCTAATAATCTTAAAGGTGATAGCACAGATACAACTGTAGATCACGGTATCTGTGGTAAGGAAAGACCTGATAGGGTATACGACTTTGAAGATAAGATAGTGGTACTAGAATGTGATGAACATCAACATCAAGACCGTCAGTGTCTGTGTGAACAAACACGAATGGTAAATATCGGTCAGAGTTTTGGCGGACTTCCAGTGTATTTCATACGATGGAATCCCGATGATTATAGCCCCGAAAATAACCGAAAAAATCCTGAAGAACTTGCAAAAAGATATAAACTTGTTGGAGACTTGATTCGGGATATCAAGAAGGAAAAGCATATCTTGCCTAAAGCACTTGTATCGGCCATTTATCTTTATTATGATGGCTGGGATGGTCTTTCTGCTGAGAATTGGACTGTTCTTTCAGAGTTTGATACAATATATTTATAAAATTATGAAGGATTATCTCCATAATTTTCTAGTCTGTCCCTTAATAATAGTTTCCTGCCTAAACCCTTCTTACAAAATTATGTAATGGTAAAATGGATTTATGTTATAGAATGTGAAGATCAAAAT